TTCATTGCTCGCGGCGTCGACCTCGGCGGCGCGGGCGTTCTGTGGGCACCGCTCGGATATTACCGCGTTAACGATGTCGAGCAGGCCGACGCGGCGAAGGGTCCCGTGCATGTCGCGCTGGAAGACCGGATGTCGACGATCATCGACTCTCGGTTCCTTGAGCCCCGGCAATGGCTGCAAGGAACGCTTGTCGGCGACATCGTCGAAGAGGTCGTTACCGAGATCTATCCGAGTGCAACGATCATCTTCGACGACGACTCTGACGAGTCGCAGCTTGGCCGCTCCCTGATCGTGGAAGAATCCCGATTCGAAGTGCTGAAGACTCTTGCTGACGGTCTCGGCAAAATTTTCTACTGGGATGCGCAAGGTCGACTCGTCTTCCAAACTGCCCCGGATGAAGATGTACCGGTGTGGATCGTCAACGCCGGACCGGGCGGCGTCATGGTGCAAGCCGATCGATCATTGTCGCGTGAAGGCATCTACAACGCCGTAGTGGTGCTCGGTGAAGGTACCGACGAGATGCCACCGGTTCGTGCTGTCGCGTATGACGCGCAAGCGTCGAGCCCGACGTTCTTCGGCGGACCGTTCGGCCAGGTGCCGCGTTTCTACTCTTCGTCGTTCATCACGACGCAGTCGCAAGCCGAGAACGCCGCCGTAAACCTGCTGAGGCAGTCCCTAGGCGCTCCGTACGACGTCGGTGCGTCTGCGGTACCGAATCCGGCGCTCAAGCCTTACGACGCCATTCGAGTCGTCTACAACGACGGTAGCCGCGAGATGCACATTGTTGAGAAGGTCACGATACCGTTGAACGTGGAATCGTCGCTGAACATCGCTACTCGGCAGTCGACCATCATTCACGTAGGGATTACCTAATGCCACAGACACCTACCTATGGGTTCGAGTTCGAGACGCCGCAGACGAAGCCGGGGATCACGCTCACCGGTGACATTGACGGCTCGTCGCCGATCCTCGCCGAACAAGTAGAGACCGTCATTGCCGGTATCGATGCCCGTACCACGGCGTCTGAGGGCGACATTGCTGCGCTGCAAGCCGTGTCGCCTAGCGACACGGGATGGATCGCACTCACAACGGCAGCCGCAGGCGGATACAGCGTCACGACGAGCCTCTATCGGCACTGGGGGCCGGTCGTGTCGGTACATATCGTGCTTACGCGTACCGGCGGCGCGTTCACCGCCAACAGTGCCGGTAACGTTACTGACACGACTATGTGCACCATCAATACGACGACCGCACGCCCGTCACAGACGACCTATGCGGCGATTCAATGTTCCGTCACGTCGGGTACGGCACTGCTGAACACCTCGGGAACGGTCGTGGTTGCCGACCTGCACTCGACGTCAGCAATCAACACCGACGACACCGTACGTATCTCGACGACGTACTTCGTCTCGACGTTCAACTAGGAGGAGACAAGTGCCGAACACATCGAATTACGCCTTCGAGTACGAGTCGCCGTCGTCGCTTCCGGGAACCACGCTCACCGGTGGCCCTGGGGGCGGTTCGCCGATCCTTGCGGTACAGGTCGACAGCACGATTGCAGCGATCGAAACGCGTGTTGACAACAACACCGACAGCATTGCGCTGAATACTGCGGCGATCAGCGCGAACGGCACGTCGATCACGGACCTTCAAAACTGGACACGACGCGGCACGGTATTGATCTCGTTCACTACGTTGAACGCGTCGACAGCAGTCGTCAACTTCGGTTTCACATTCCCCACCGTCCCAACCATCGTGACGAACATCGACTCCGGTGCAGGTGCGACTGCCCGGTGGGAATCGCGAGCGATCACGGCGACGACAACCGGCTTCACAATGTTCGTATATCAGTCGCAGGCGAATACGGGGACGTGGGTTGATATTCCGGTGTCGTATATCGCCACGTATCGAGCTTAGGGACGATTGTCCGCCATGTGACCCCGCACGACAAGCACGCCTGCGCGTGGTCATCAGTGAGCGCGAGCAGCTTCCCCGAGCAGATCGGGCAGCGTACGCGCCTCCGCGCACGCACGAGTGCCTTGCGCTGCCGCCATGTGAGGCCGCCCCACGTTCCGTAGGTTTCATTGTTCACGATGGCTTCAATGAGACATGTACGCCGAACCGGGCACGTACCGCATATCTGCGCCGCCGTGGCGTTCGGCTCGCGCGCCTTGTCGTCGGAGTCCCAAGGATCGAAGTAGCGATCCGCAAGGCTCCGACATGCGGCGTCGGCACGCCAATTGCGCGAAGGCTCGCGGCCGGAGCCGCGAGCCTTCTCACCCGGTTGAGTCAAGTTATCCCCTAAGCAAAGTACTGAGCGCAGATCGGGCCGAAGCCCTGCGCAATGCTCACCTCGTCTGTGAGCGTCCGCTGGCAGTTAATGCAGGTGTTGTACAGCGCGCCGTATTCGGCTGCCTTTTCTTTCGTCATGCGGTGTTCAGGCTTGATCGACTTCAGCGGACGCTGCCCGGTGTACTCGAAGCCGTCTTCGGTAAGGTGTTTCGTCGCGATGTGGCCGTTACGCGTGCGGTAGACCTTGAACACGTCGGCGCCGACCTGATAGATCCCGTCTTCGAGTTCCGGCGTCGAGTTGAACGCCTTGCGGACACTCGGCAGCTTCTCGTACTTTTTGATCTTTTCGGACGCGAGCGCTTTCGACAGCTTGTGTTCCTGCACCCACGTGATAGCCGCGAGCGCCTGCGCCGGGTCTTCGATCTTTTCGGCGAGCAGCTTCACGAGATAGTTAATCTGCTTTTCGGTGGCGGGGTACTGAACGGGGAGCGTGACGGTCATTGTTTCGTCCTTTCGTCGTGGTCTTTAAAGCATAGACCAGCGATCCCGGGAGCCGCAAGCGGGGCAGCAAAATATTTTGCTGCTGCCCCGTCAACGTAGGCGGCGCGGCGTCAACGTCTTGTCTTCGAACCGCTGCGCGATGCGCTCAGCGCCGCGACGTGTGCGGCATACACGCTGATCGATCGGGTCTTGACCCCAGTCGGCAGCGGCGTGCTGTACCCACAGCACTGCATCTGCACGCGAAGGTGCGACCATCACGAACCGGTATCGCAGCGTCTCAGCGCGGTAGGTGTGCAGGCTCGTCTCGTCTTTGATCCATCTCAACCGCATATCGGTTCCTTTCATCCGTTCTTCGCAGCTTCGAGAACCGATCGGCGGTACCCCCGAGCCTTCTCGCCGTTGCCGATCGCGAAAGCGTTCGGCTCCGGCGTCACACCGTACGCACGCATCCGCGTGTGTACTTCAACATCCGTAATGCCCATCATCGCGGCGATCCGAGCTGTCGAAACGCCGTGCAGTCCTTCGGACAGACGAAGCGCAACGTCGAGAATGTTGTGCTTCGCGAGATTGAGCGATGCCGGTTGTTCACGCCGCCACGCCTTACGAGCCGGGAGCGCCTTCACGTGTTCCTTTTCCATAAACCATACTCGTACGGGATCGGGCGCGCGATTCTCACCCTGTACGCGCACGAGCGCCCACCCGCCTTTTTCCAAGTCCTCAGCGTGCCAGCCCTTGCCGGTGGCGTCTTCGCCTAGCACGACGCGCGCCTCTTTCGAGCCCGCGACCGCGAGGCAGACTTGCGTCGTGAGCTGTCCGGCGATCTGCGAATCGAGTCCCGGACCGTTCCCCGTCATGGTCGGTTTCTGCGTCGCCCACCATAGTCGGATACCGGCAGCACGAGCGCGCCGAGCAAGCGAGCGGAGACCGCCTACCGAGTCGGGGACTTCCGCCATGAGTTCCGCGCCCTCGTCGACCGAAACGGTAATGTTCGGCCGCTCGTCGGTAGGCTCCCATAGGTCGATGCCGCGTGATTCCATGATGGTTTCGCGCTCTTTCATCTCGGCGATCAGCTCGTCAATGACGGTCTGCACGCCTTCGGGCTCTGACTCGACGCGCGCCGTGTGTCGCCAAAGTGCACCTTCGGTGCGCTTCAGATCGAGAATGACGAGCGCGGCGTGCGGCTTCGCGAGCGCTTCCGCCATGAGCACGCGCAGCGCGACCGACTTCCCCGAACCGGACGTCCCCGCGATGAGCAGCCGCTCATCAGTGTTCACTCGAACGACTTCGGCCGTGTCGGCGTCGAGCCCGATCCCTTCGCGCTCAGGCGACCATGTCAGATCGAGCGAGCGCGTGCGCGTGCGGACGCGCAGCACCGCGCGGTCGGCCGTACCTCCCGGCTTGACCTGCGTACGCACGGTGTCGGGAACGGCGAGCAGCGCGCGCACCTGGTCGACCTGCTCATCGAACTTCGCCGGAGTCCACAGCCCTGCGAAGCCGATCGGAATCAGCAGACCCGACTCGTCGATCACGGGCTCTTCGGGCAGCACTTCGTGCAGCTTGCGTTCAGCGGCGCGGTCACTCCATGTTGTGATTCGGTGCATGATCGCTGATTCTTCCGGCGTCGGCTTCATAGTTGACGGCCGCTGAAATCGGGAGATGAGCGACGGCTTCGACATTGACGGCGTGGGTGTGGCGTCTACCGCAGCGGCCGGAGACTCTTCGGTGTCGTCGGCGCGATGCGCCCACCCGTCCCACATCAGGTAGCCATACGTCAGCGGCCACGCGATCAGGAACTGTGGATCACCCTGCATGAGCGCGATCGGCGGGTAGGCGATGAGCGCGCACGGCACCGCGAGCGCGATCGTCGAGCGCAGCGTGCGCGTACCGAATGCGCGCGCCTTGATTTCCAGATCGGTCGACTCGCGCGCAGGCGCGCGGTACGGTGCCGGTGCGCGCTTCGAGCGGTGCGCGCGTGCGCGCGCTTCACGTTCAAGGCGCGCATTGCGCTCGCGCGCCTCGCGCGCGCGCATGTGCTCTTCGAGTCCATCGGCGCGCACCCAGTCACGCGCGCTCTCTGCATGGCGGCGCGCGCCCCGCAGGAACAAGTCCCACGAAGCGCGCGCCATGCTGCGCGTCTGTGCGCGCTCATCTTCGCTAACCACCGAAGAGTTCCTTGATCGCGTCGAGCGTTCCGAGCGAGAACGCCGTGTAAAGGGCTTCCATGAACGAGCCGACAATCCCTCCGGCCCCGTGCGAGGCCACTGGCAGCAGCACGAGCATGAAGATTGCCGTGAGGTTATACGTCGGGTCGAACCACATGTCAGCGATCACGGCCGCGAAGGTCGCAACGCAGATCATGCTGAAGATGACTTCGGTCGGCATCCCGGCGCTGAAGTTGTGCATGAACCGCGTGAGACCGGTCGCCCAACTCGTCGACCAGGTGGCCGCGTACATCATGATCGACCCGGCCGTAGCCACGGGCATCACGACGTACGGTGACCATCGCTGCCCTTCGAGCCGCTGATTCAGAACCCAAGCGACGATGAAGAACCCGATCGCCATCCATCCCGCTGCACTCGTGTGCATATCTCTTGTCCTTTCGTCCTGTGTCTGACTAGGTATTTCATTATACACCCGTCCGGCACGGCACACACTACGGGCCCCCTGAACGGGTCCCCGACCTGCATAAACGCGTTTTCGACGGGTACCCCGGCACAGCGTGCCGAGTGTGTCGAACTGACGTTTCCGCAGGTCAGCGTGCGAATCATAGTGTGCCGGTGGGGATGGTAGGTGTGTCGGAGCGGCACACCAGGTGTACCGGTGTGCCGCTCACTGTGCCGCTAGCTGAGGCCGAGCGCCTTGCGTACCGGCATCATCCAACGTGCCACGTGCCCCGGGGACTTCTTCGCGGGGATCGCGAGATCGTTCCGGGTGGGAAGCTGCCCGTTCGCCCGAATGAACTTCTCGATCCACTCGATCAGTTCGGCCGGTCCGGTGAAGTGCGCCGAGACGGCTTCGATCATTTCGGCCGTGGTGTGTGCACCGGGAAGAACGATGCGCGCGGGCGCGCTCTCGACAGCTTCGGGCGCGCGCTCGTCGGTGTCCTCGTGCGCGCTCATCTCGCCGACGGGCGCGGGAGGTGCGCTCACGGGGCGCACTGCGCGCACGGTGCGTGCGCTCTGCGCGCGCTCATTCCAGGGGTTCATGTGCGCGACCGCTTCGGGAGCGAGCGCGCGCGCGCCGACGTAGCGCGCAGCGATGCGCGTCTGAATGCGCGCGCGCATCTCGTGCGTGAGGATGCCTAGCGCGTCGGCCTCTGCCCATGCGCGGTCGAACGCGCGCCGGTACAGACTGCGCGTGAGCTTCGGGCCGACGTTCGCCGCGTGTCCATGGTTCACGATCCGAGTGATCAGACGTTCGGTCACGATCGTCGTCGCATCCTGCGAGGTCGCCTTACCGCGCTTCAGACGCCACCAGGTGATCAGAGCAGACGGCTTGTGCTCGCGCCCGAAGGTGATGACCACGTGCCACGCAACGGCCGCGAGAAGCGGCCACAGCGCGAAGATGACGCTGCCACCACCCCACCATGCGACGACGCTCATGAGCGACGCCATGAGCCACACACCGGCCTCGTACCGGTTGAACCCTTCGCCCTTCGTCATGTGCCAGAGCGACAGCGCGCCCAGGATCGCCAAGAACGCTTCGAAGACGACCACGACGCTGATCGCCGTGTCGAGCGAGTGCAGGCCGACGCGGTGCAGCGCCGTGATGGACGCGTGCGCGCTCAAGTTCGTCGCGGCGAGCGCGACGAGCGCGACGCCGCTCAAGAGCGCGATGCGCAAGCGCGCATCCGCGCGCGCACCGGATTCACGACGCGCGCGCTTGCGCGCTGCGCGCGCTTCGAGTTCGGGGCGCTTGAGTTCGCCCCAGATGCGCGCGCGTTCCGATGCGCGCGCTCGCGCGGTGCGCGCGCTGGCCCAAATGATCGTGATCGCCGTGAGCGCGACGAGCGCGCACGCGAGCGTCAGAGAGCTGTAAGGGTTAAGCGTGAAGTTCATCGTTTCGTCCTCTCATCATGTCGTCAGCGAATTGTATCAGAGTACGAAAATGAGCGCGCATCCGGGGGATGCGCGCTCATCGCGTGGTGCGCGCTCATGCGCGCTCACTGTTTACTTACGTGTGCGATACCTGGTTAGCTCACGATCGTTATGGCATCTCCGACACTCGCGTTTGCCGTTCGGGTATCGGTAAGTGTTTGCTTCCGTGTACTCATGCCCGGCCGGGCAGTGCGTCTTGACTGCGTTCTTCGCTGCTGGTCCGCTACCTCGCAAGGTGTTCTCGCGGGAAGTCACAGCTTCGAGATGCGTAATTTCTACGCATAGCTTGCTCCGGCAGCCGCGCGCCTTGACGTGATCGATGTCGAGCCCTTCCGGAATCTCCCCGAACGACCATGTATACACAACCCGGTGCGCTTGACGGTTTTTCCCGTTCAGCTTGAAAACACCGTAACCCCGCGATGAGGCAGCTTTCCATTTTCTACATCCGTTTTCGTCCGGTTCATCAACTTTGTCCCAAAATCTACGCTGTATCTCATCCATAGAGGCACTTCACGGATTCGAACCGTGGAATACTCCCTTTGCAGGGGAGTGCTTTAGACCGCTCAGCCAAAGTGCCATGTGGAGCAGGGAAGACGCCGCGCGGAACCATGGATACGCGTCGTCTAACCCCTGCGTGGACCGTGACGGATTCGAACCGACAACCCTCTGTTTGCAAAACAGACGCTCTACCGTTGGAGCTAACAGCCCGTACGGCGACAGGGACTCGAACCCCGAACCAACACTTTGTAAGAGTGCCGCTCTTCCATTGAGCTATCACCGCGTAGCGAACCCGGGACTTGAACCCGGAACCACGATCGTATCAGGATCGCGCTCTGACCAGTTGAGCTAATTCGCCATGTGAGCAGAGTACCCGCCTTCTCTGCTCCGGCCGGACCGAAATCTATCCCTATCCGACCACCCTTACAGACACGCATTGACCGGTGTGCCGTGCTATCTGCGTACCTCGCGCAGGATTCGAACCTGCGACCGCAGAGTTTAGGAAACTCCGGCTCTGTCCGCTGAGCTAGCGAGGTGTGTGAGTGTGAGGTGCAGAGTTCGAATCTGCTTCCGCTATGCGGGTGTTCCTTGGTACGTATGCGCCCCTAAACCCCTCACACTCCGTGCCCCGTCTAGGCATCGAACCTAGGACCCGCGTATTAAAAGTACGCTGCTCTGCCACTGAGCTAACGAGGCTCTGTACGCCGTGAAGGATTCGAACCTTCGACCCGCAACTTAAGAGGATGCTGCTCTACCTACTGAGCTAACGACGCATGGTTATGAAGTTGTTACGTGTCTCGCCGTGGGTTCGAACCACGGGCCCCCGGGACTTCACTCCGGCGCTCTGCCAACTGAGCTAACGAGACATGACAAATCTCAGCGACGAGATTTGGCGTCTTGCCGAACACGACAACTCACGTTGCCGAGCCTTGAGCCACGGGACGGATTCGAACCGTCGACCACCCATTTACGAGACGGGCGCTCTGACCAGACTGAGCTACCGAGGCATGGAACTGTATGCCGGTATCGAACCGGCTCCCTCTGTTTGGAAGACAGATATGCGGCCTTTACACCAATACAGCGCGCCCCGAGAAGGAATCGAACCTTCGACACCTAGATCCGTAATCTAGTGCTCTATCCGCTGAGCTATCAGGGCTTGCGGCACGGGCTGGATTTGAACCCCCGACCTCTCCCTTTTTCGGGAGCGCTCTACCAAACTGAGCTACGTGCCTGAACCATGGCACCTTGCAAGGTACTTACCATGGCCCCATCCGGCCGACCCTTAACTAGTACAGGTCAGCTAGTACTCGCCTCCGGATTCGAACCGGAACTGAACGGCGTTTGAAACCGTTGCCTCTGCCGTTGGGCTAGACGAGCGTAACGCGAGAGGGAGTCGAACCCTCACTACACGGCCTCTGAAACCGTTGCCTCTGCCAGTTGGGCTACCGCGTCGTACCCTGAGTGAGATTCGAACTCACACTGAACGGCTCCTTAGACCGATGCCTCTTCCGTTGGGCTACCAGGGCTTATGAAGTTGGGGAGTGTGACGGGACTCGAACCCGCAACGTCCCGGACCACAACCGGGCGCACTGCCTTCGTGCTTCACACTCAGTCGAGACGGAAGGAATCGAACCTTCGCTCCCCGCATCCCAAATGCGGTGCCTTACCATTGGGCCACGTCTCGTCAGTGAGGCTCGGTGTGCACTTCCGAGCGGGACTCGAACCCGCAACCTATCGCACGTCGGCGAATTCTCTACCAATTGAGATTATCGGCCGAGCCTCACAGCGCCATACGTGGGGATCGAACCCACTACCTTCCGCGTGACAAGCGGATGCTCTCCCAATGAGCTAGTACGGCATTCCCCGGCGCAATGCCCATCAACGCCGGGCGGATGGTTCGACGTTCCAGCGTCATGTGAACCATCCTCGTACTCCGACCGGGACTCGAACCCGGTACCCGAGAGTGAAAATCTCGGATCTTAACCCATAGACGATCGGAGCTTGCAACAGTGCCTCCGCTGACCTACCGCTGTACGCCTCAGCTCACGACGCCAGCCGCATAGGACTTTTACAGGTTCGGCACTGTCTTGCTGCTCGCCCTAGGGTCGAACTAGGAACCTCCGCGTCCAGAGCGCGGCGCAACTGCCAGTTGTGCTAGCGAGCATCGATATGAAGTTGTCGAGCTGCCCGGGGTGGATTCGAACCACCGACCACACGATTAACAGTCGCGCGCTCTGCCGCTGAGCTACCGAGCATCGGCTTGCTGCCCCGCTTGGATTCGAACCAAGAATCTCTAAGTCCAAAGCTTAGCGTGCTGCCAGTTGCACCACAAGGCATTTATATCAGAGCCGGGGATGAGGCTCCCCCGGCTCCCGACCGATGGCATGGTCGGGGCGACCTTCTTCATATGCCTCATGTCGCCTTGTACGGGTTACGGGATTCGAACCCGTGATCTTCAGGTTGAGAACCTGACGAGATGACCGCTACTCTAAACCCGCTCGGCTTCCGGGGACTTGTGTCCCCGTGAAGCTTAGTTGCCCGACGTATTGAAGTCGATCTCCGGAACGACCGTCTCAGGCCGGATGACGATCCGGTGGTGCCACGGGTCGACGTTCAGTTCGTCGAGTTGGATCACCATATACGTGACGTTGTCCGAGAGGCCGAACATGTGCTTCACGTACGATTCGGGGTTGTTGCTTTCCGCGATCTTGCACAGCACTTCGAGCTGATTGCCTTCGTCCGTGATCGAGCACCGGCCTTCGACCGTGTACAGCACCTCGTCAGTGATCCCATTGAGAACGAAGATCTCTCGGTTCACTTCGAAGTTGTCGGCCGCCGTGGTCATGTTCTCGTCCACGGTGGTCGCCTCGTCAGTGCACGCGCTGAGCGTGAATCCGAGCGCAGCGACACCCGTCGTGGCAACGATGGTCTTCGTGACTTTACGCATGATATCCAGTCCTCTTGTATCCTATATCTGTCTTGCGCTCGTCGGCCATGACTCTATGATCATGCCCTCCACGGCTTGATCCACGGCCGACGAGCAGTGCCCACGGTACGACTCGAACGTACAACCTACGCCTTCGGAAGACGTTGCTCTATCCATTGAGCTACACGGGCTGAGTTGACGCCGTGGGTATCGAACCCACCACCCCCGAAGGGACCGGCTTTACAGGCCGGTTGCCGCACCTGCGACTGACGCCATCGTGCCGGACGGAAACTAGTTGTAGCCCGCGTCCGACACACGTAGTCGGTTCGAACGACTACGTTCTGCGTTGCATCTTCGAAACTCGGGTACAAGATACAACACGGTATGAAGTTCTCAAAGCGGAAGATAAAGGACTCGAACCCTCACGTGTTACCGTGGCCCGGTATTCGACACCGGTTGCGGACCATTCCGCGCTATCTTCCATGATCCGGCAGCACTTGCGGTCACCTAGCCGCATCAGCCTAGTTCCTACGTACTGCCGGTTCCCCTTCTCCCGTGCCCGTTGATCGCGTGGGAACGAAAGTGGAAGGTGAGGGAATCGAACCCCGGCCCGTGTGGACCGCCGAGTTAGCAACCCGGCTGCGCTTACCAATACGCGCACCTTCCATGCGATCGACCCGAGCCCGTAAGGTGCAACCCCCGAAAACCCCTGACCTCAGGCCGATCTCGTAGCGGGAACGGGATTCGAACCCGTACCGTACGGCTTATGAGACCGCAGCTCTAACCGTTAAGCTATCCCGCATCGTGCGGCGCTTGCGCGCCTCGTGCGTGCCGGGGACTCGAACCCCGATCCATACCGACGAAGGTCTGTGCTCTGCCAATTGAGCTAACACGCGTACCACGGAACCACCCGCAGCCTTTACCGGTCCCGGTAGCGAGCCGGGCCGGTCGATCCGTTGCGATGGTTAGTCGCGTGATCATTAAGTGTACGGATCAACACACTCAGCACCCTCACAAGGAATCGAACCTCAGTCAACCGCTTTGGAGACGGCCGCCTTACCACTAGGCTATGAAGGCTTGTGCCGGGCCGGAGCCCGGACTTCGATCGTACCAAGCGCCGAAGCGCTCGTCGTGCTACTTCGGGTTCGGCAGCGTCTGCCCGTTGTCCCAGTCGAGATCATCCCAGTCGTTGTCAGTCTGCATGTTCGTCCTCTCGTCGGTCCGGCGTGTTCTGCCTTGATGTATTAAACAATAACATGGGTGCCCCGGGCGTGCAACCCGGGGGTACCCCCTTGCCATTTCCGCAGCTCAGAGTGCGAACCACCGGTAGCCGTGCGGCTTGACATACCGCGTCTCGGCGCGCTTCTCCTTCGTGAGTTGGCGCAGGCTCGAATACACCTGTTGCTCCTTCTCGTCGAGTGCGATCGCGAGCGCTTCCTTCGAAACCCCTTCGACCTTGTCGGCCGCCTGTAGCAGCTCGTGCACGGCGTTGTCGCGGTCGATCGTCTCTTGCGGCCGGGGCCGCCCGCGACCGCGCTTGGGTTCGCTCTCAGCGGGCGCGGCGGGCGGCTCCGGCTCATCGGTGGCGAACGTCTTCGGTTCGTCGGCGACGGGCGTGATCGCATGGTTCAGTACCGCGTCGACCTTCGCGCGCGTCTCGTCGCTGATGACAGCGGCCGGGATGACGGCCTCACCGGACTCGATCACGGTCTCTTCGTCCTGCTCGGCCGCCGGGATCGGCACGACGCCGCCCGTCGCGAACGTCGAGACGTCCGGCGCATCGACGATGTCCGCACTCTCGGCGTTTCGCGTGTCGTAGGGAACGGCCGTGGGTTCCGGCGCTTCCGTGGACTCTTCGGCCTGCGCTTCCGCTACCGCGCGCCGTCGCTTGGCAAACGCATTTTGTCGGCTTCGTGCAGTGAACACTATTTGTCCTTTCCTCGTGTGCTGTGATTCTACCATTTATGAAAAAGAGGGTGCCCGCAAAAGCGGGCACCCTCATGAGCCGGGTCTAGAATCCAGCGTCGTCGTCGGTCGCGACACCCGCGCCGGAGTCCGAGCCGTAGCCGAGCGCTTCGCCCTCAGTGAGCGAGGGGAACTCAGTCACTTCGATCGCGCCGCCCGTGGGCGGCTTGATCGCCCACTGCACTTCCATGTAGTCGCCCCACTGGGCGTCTTCCTTTTTCTTGATCTTGGCGCGGAAGGGCTTGCCCTCCATCACCTTCGCGATCTGCTGCATGGTCGGCTTGTGCTTCACGAGCGTGTCGAAGGTGATACCGACCGCGCCGAGACTCTGCATGAACTTCTTCGCCATGCTGCCTTCGGAGGAACGGATCACATAGAACCGCTTGATCTCTTTGCCGGAGTGCGGGCCACTCGTGATCTTCGAATCGACTTGCACCATGAGGTTGCCCGACCCAGACACCTTCCCCTCCGCCTTCGTGACGATGAAGTCGTATTCGCCGTCCGGGGGCAGGGTGAGCTTGTCTTCGACTTCGGAAATCCAGTCATCCCACGTTTCGTCTGCCATTGTCCTTTATCCTTTCGTTTCGGCCGTAGCCGGGAAGATGAGACGCATGATCTGCGTCAAGTTCGGGTTATCGTACGCGGCTTGGTTGAATCGATCTTCGAAGTTCGAGCCGGTGACGTACAGCGGGTGGGTTTTGACGAGCGCTCGGAACACCGAAGCGGCGTCGTCGGCGATCATGCCTTGCTCGTTCTTCATGAGCGCCTTCTTCATGAACACGATCGCGTCGAACGAGAACGGCAGTCGCCCCTGAATCCCGCCCTGCATGGCGGGTCGGTGCTTGCCGTCTTTGAAGACGCTATGCGCTGTCGCCGCGAACACGCGAAGCGGGTTCGACGGGTCCGACACCCGCGTCATGATACGAGAGGTATCCGAGAGGACGCGACGCCGGATAGCGCCCCAGTCCTGAATCCGGAAGTCCTCGTCGACCTTGCGGATCGCTTCGATCCCCTGCTCTTGCCCGACCGTGAGCGAGTCGAGCCCGATCGACACGAACGGGTGATCAGTGCGGTCGAGCCATGGCAGCGTCTGCGCGAGGACTGCGGCGCTCGTGACCTTCACGATCGCAATGTCCCACGTTCCATCCGGCTTCGGCGGCGCTTGGGCTGGATTCCACAGTTTGAGCCGGAACGGCTGCCCGTCGCGGTTGGGATTCGATCGTCCCTGGAAGAACTGCCACTTGCCTTCGATGTCCAAGATCACGCATGGCGTCGGCATGGTAGCAAGCAGCGATGACTTGCCATGCTTCGTCTCGCCGTATACCAAGAACGACGCCGTTTCCAGCTCATTGAACACTTCAGTCACTCATCATCTCCTCTCTGTCGTGTTTATCTATTACATAAGTCTATCACAGGTGCAGCGTACCGCGCGTGCGGGTCCCGTTCTTCGAAGAGGTCGCGGATGGCGTCTTCAACACGCGAGCCGTCGTCGAACATGCCACAGATGTCGAAGAACGAGCAATCCCATGAGCAGTCACGCGTGACGGTGGGCTGCGCGAACATCTTCACGCCGATCTCGCCGAGCTGCGCAATGCGCTCTTCGAACTCGATCACATTCGTGATGAGGCCGATGAGCCGGAGCCGATACGACTCAATCTCTTCGGCGTTGTGAATGATCGTCTCGCGCATGTAGAACGGCGGCTTCGCCGTCTTCCCACGCTTGACCTTTCGCAGCATGTTGTATAGCGCGCCGTCGACATGTTGATCGGGATACACGATCGAGAGCAGCAGGTGATAGTGCAGCATCTGCGGATCGCTCTGCAAGGTGGGCAGCATCTGCGTGAAGTTCTGTACGGTTTTGTGGTCGACGAACTGCGTAAAGCCGGTGACCTCGTCGAGCACGCGAGCGTCGAGCTTGCCGACGATCTCGACAGACTGCCCGAAGTCAGCGCCGAGCTGATCGGCTGTGATGCTGATCTGCTCTTCGGCCCCGATCACTTGCAAGTGCGCGTCGGCTCCGGTGTCGGTAAGCCACTCGAAGTAGCCTTCGACCATGGCCCGTTCAAGGTCGGTATCTTTGCGGAACTTTTCGAGCACGTTTAGATCGGGCTCGACGCCGAGTTTCTGACACTGATCGGCATACCCGACGAGCGCCGCGCCGATGGCGTGTTCGAGCGCCTGCCGGGGATCGGTGGGGTTGTCTGGCGTGTAGAACGCTTCGAGCGCGGTGTGCACCCGGGTGCCGGACTGCAACGGCCCCACGGGACCGTGCAGTCGCGGCGCGAGGCGGCGCACGTGCCGCAGCCAGTACCGGCGCTTGCAGCGCTGGAAATCTTTCAGGTCTGACTGCGAGATGCGCCGAATTTCATTCACCGAAGAATGCCTTTCTCATCTGGTCGGTAACGTCGGCATCGCATCCGGTGCACAACGTCTTGAGTGGTCCGGTTGGGTTGTCGCTCAGAATTGTTGCGTCCCAACCGTTCAGGTCTGCCCCGCATTCGGGGCAGTTACCCACGTCCCTCATCACGGACCCCCGTCGATCATGTCGTCTTTGTACTGCTCGGCCTTCGTGATCTCGGTGTCGATGTCGATCATGTCGTTCAGGTATTCGGCGTGCTTGTTGCACACGTCGGCGGGTTCGAACCCGACAGTCTGATCGAGCAGATCGAGCGCTTCGATCTTCGCGGCTTCGGCGTCAAGGTGCTCCGTCGACTTCCCGGCCGCCTTGAGTTGTTCGCGGTCGCGCACGATCTCTTCGAGCCGCTGCATCTTGGCGTACAGCTTTTCGACCTGCGTCTCCTCGATCGTGTCGGCCGTGATGATGTCGATGATCGTAATCGCCTCGTGCTGCTCCGACCCGATGCGATGCACCCGGTCTTCGCCCTGCATGTTGTCGATCAGCGACCACGACCGTTGCAGCCGCACAAGCGTGTCGGCGGCCGTCATGTTCAGGCCGACGCCACCAGCCTTGTACGTGAACAAGATGTACTTGAGCTTGCCGGACTGGAAGGCTTCGACCGTCTCGTCACGCTGCGCGCCGGTCACGCCGCCCGTGATCACGCCGTACTCGATACCGGCAGCGGCGAGACGCTGCGCAGCAAGATCGATGAGCTGCCGGTGCTCGGCCGCGATGGCAAGCGGCTTACCGGGGTTGTCTTCGATGATCGACATGAGTTCGTCGATCTTCGACGACGGGTCGGTGAGCGTGACCTTCCACGATCCGACGTCTTCGGGCGTCTCGCCCTTATCGACGTCGCACATGGCAGAGGCGAGTTGCAGCAGACGCGTCGCGGCCGGGAGGTTCCCGTTCATGACGAGCTTGTCGCCCGACTCCGTGGTCAGTACGTACTCGTCGGCAACCTCCTTATACGCCTTCGCCTGCTTCGGGCTCATCTCGACGTGGCGCACGACGCGCGTCTTCGCCGGAAGCTGATCGAGCACGATGGACTTGAGCATCCGGCGCATCCGGACGTCAAGCAGCGACAGAAACTCGTCACGCGTGGCCGGATTCAGACCGGTGATGGTCATACCACCGAAGGCGTTGAATTCCTTGAGCGCGTATCGGTCGATGAAGGCCGACTTGCGCGGGAATCCGGCCGGGTCGATCGTGTGCAAGATCGACCAGATGTCGCCCGGGTGGTTCGCCACCGGCGTACCGGTGAGCGCCCATCGGTATTCGACGGCTGGACCATGGAAGACGCGCCAGATCGCGCGGGACTGCAAGGCGCGCGGGTCCTTCACGCGGTGCGCCTCGTCGAGCACGCAGACCTTGAAGGGGATCGCGTTCAGTTCCTTGTCGTGCGTCTCGCACTTCGCCGGAGTCAACGCTTCGTCGCCCGACACCGGGTCACACTCGCGGCACTTCTTCAGACGCACGGAGCCGTACGGCGCGAGGCGCGAGTGCAGACGCACCGATTCGATGTTCATGATCATGATGAGGTTCGGGACGTCGAGCGCTTCGGCGATCTGCTTGCGTCGCTTGGCGGCCGAGCCGTCGATCACGACGGCGTTCGCCTCCGGGAGCCACTTCGCGACTTCGCGCGCCCAGTTCCGCTTAGTGGAGTTGGGGCAGACGACGAGCGCGGGATACGCGCCGCCTCCGTACTCGGGAAGGATCATGTCGACGCGGCGCATAGCCGCGAGCGTCTGAAGCGTCTTGCCCGAGCCCATTTCGTCGCCGAGCAGCGCGGTACGCGCCTGCACGAGGAAATCGGCCCCGGGAATCTGGAAGGGGTACAGCAACTCGTCGTGCTCGTTCACGGGCGTGTACGGCTGCACGGGCTCGCGCGCGTCGCGCAGCTGCAAGATAACGTCTTGTCGCGCCTTCTCGCCTCGCGACCAGATCCCGAGCATCTTGCCGACCTTGAGCCGGTCGCCGAAGAGCGCCCGCGCCTGAATGCACGCCGCCCACGATTTTGGGAGCGTCCATCGCTTGGTGTCGGCGTTCCATTCCTTGCCCGGAATCTGAGACACGAGCGGCTTGTCTGCCCACAACATGTCGTGCAGAACGATCCGGCTGCCCGTCTCGTCGAGTTCTGCGATGATCGGATTCATCTTTGTCCCTTCGTCTCGTCGTCGATTTTCATCATAGCACCGTTCGATACGGCGAGCCATTCCGGGTAGTCAACATCTTTGAGCAGTGCGTACGCCTGCCGGGCGGCGTCGGTGGCATGGCCCATCTTCGCCGAGTGCCACCCCGCTCGACGCAGCGCGACGTCGTTCGCAAACTTGAGATTCGCCTTCATGTACTGCCGGATCGGGTTGCTCGTGTACAGCTTCGCGAAGGCGCGCACCATGCCGGTAATCTCAAGCGCGTCGCCCTGCTGCGAGGACTTCGCGGTGCGTGCATTGATGATGAAGCGCTCGACGGCGATGTGTACGCCGCTGAACCCAACGTAGTCGCCTGCACGCACAACAAGGTTCCTCATCATCACCGGCATGTGTTCGGCGGGCACCTCGTGCCGCATGATCTGCTCGTCGAGAAACCCGATACGAGGACGGTTCGAGTACACGAAGATTCCCGTCGTCTTGCCGGGGTCGACACCGAAGATCACGTATTGCCTAGACATTCTTCTTTCTCCGCTTCTCTCGACCTCTAATACGGTCACATTCCCGACAACGGCGCTGTATTCCGTGTCTTCCTCTGGTGTATCCGGTGTTTTCCGGAGTGTATTCGTGTCCGTACTTACAGTGTGTCTTTGCTTTGTTCACGTTCCACGGCTGTGAACGGCGAGTGTTCTCGGCTTTCGTCACCGGTTCTAGATGCTGCGGAGTCACACAGCGTCGATGCAGGCATTCGGTACCGCCCGGACATGAGATGTCGGCAGTGTGGCACGTGTGATCTAGCTGCATACCATCTGGTATCGGACCTATCACGAACTCATAGGCGAACCTATGTGCGCCTCCCTGCCTGCCCGCACCTTTGAAGCTGCCGTACCCCTGATGATCTAGCGCGGCATCCCACAACATGCAGCCTTCCGAGTTCGGCGGGAGCGCCTTCGCCCAAAATCGGTCTTCGGTGCTCCCGTACACCCTCGTTGGTGACAGCGTCTTAGTAGGATCGCCGTGCCTCTTCCATCTGCGGTAGTGCTTTTCGCACCAACCCTTGAGCGTGGCCGTTCCCCCGCACTCATCGACATCGCACAGTTGATTTGACATCTGACCTCTTTCCTAACTGGTAAGAGGACAGTATCACAACTCGGATTTCTCGGCCCATCGTTTCCCGGTCGCCCCGCCCGAAGTGAGCGGCAGCGACAGCAGCTTGTCGTCGTTCATGATCGTGTTCATCGTGGCAATGGCGTCTTCGACATCATCGTCCGGCACTTCCGAAATCGCTTCGTCGTGCACGGCGAGCACGAGATAATCGCCGAGCCCGGCCGCGTCGAGTTCGAGCAACTTCGTCTTCATGATCTCGGCCGCCATACCCTGAATCATGTAGTTGACCAGCGGATACAGCTTGCCCGGATCATCGGCGATGAAGTGTCGCCCGGTGATCGGCGACATGACGTACGCCGAGCCTTCGGCCTTGTACCGCTGCGCTGCGTCGCGCTGCACACGACGCTGGAATTCCGGCACTTTCGCGAACGTGCGCTTGTAGTCGGCTGCGAACCGCTCGATCTCGGCAAGAGGCAGGTGCGTGGTGCGTGCCAGCCGCTCATTCCCTGCGCCGTAGTTGGACGCGTACACGTACGACTTCGTCAGCGACCGACGCGGGTCTTTCTTCACGATGGACGGGTCCGAATAGATCGTCTGAGTCATGAACGTGAAGAAGTCGCCCGGCTGCTCGAACGCGGCGAACAACCCCGGGTCTTGCGAGAGGTGCGCGAGCAAGCGCAGTTCAACCTGGTCGAAGTCGAACATCACGAGCGTCGTGCCCGGGGACGACACAATGCAGTTGCGCACCACGATCGACAGCGGATCGTCCTCGTCGACACGCGGCAGTTGCTGCAAGTTCGGCTTCGACATCGACATGCGTCCGGTCACGACGCCGAAGCCGGTCGTGTCCTCTTCTTTGAATCCGAGCGTGTTGATGCTCGGGTGAATCCGACCGTCCCGCTCGGAATACTCAAGGAACCGGCGCAGATACGTCGATTGCAGCTTTTCCACGCGCTTGTGCTCTTGCAGTAGCTGCGCGAGCGGGTGCCGGATGCCTTCGAGCGCGAACTTGTCCAGCGACCACGCGCCTTCGGGCGTGCGCTTCCACAGCGGCACTTCGTCACGGAGCAGCACGTCGATGATCTGCTGCGACGATCCGAGGTGCACGCCGAACTCGTCGATCCCTCGCTTCGCCAGCGATGCGTACAGCTCGGCGAATTCGTCCCGCTTCACCGACGTGTACTCGCGATCGATGAGCACGCCCTTGCGCTCCATGCGGTCGGCGATCCAACCTACCGACAGTTCGATGTCGTACGCGCGCGGCGCGATGCGCGCGACCTCCGGCCAGTGGTGTTCCCACAGCCGGACCGTCAGCACCGGGTCGAGCGCGGCGTACACCCAGTACACCGCGCACGGTCCGGTGGCCGTGATCGGGATCGTCGCCCACGTGTACCCGCCGGAGCGCATGACGTCGTGCAGCTGCTGCTGTGCAGCGGCTGCTACCGGGTCGATGTGCCGGGCGCACTGCTGCTTCAGTCCTACTGAAACGGTGGGGTTGACGATGTGCGCCAACATCATCGTGTCGTCGACCAGATGCACCGGGATGTGAATCCCGTGCTTTCGGAGCATGGCGATGTCATACCGAGCGTTGTGCGCGACGAATCGGCCGTGCCGCTGCCACCGGCGCACGATCTCTTCGATCAGTCCGTACCACCGGTCGAGCGGGATCGCCCACCCGGTGAACCGGTCGCCGAACTGCACGAGGCGCACGGAGTCGAGTTCGGGGGAGAGACCGGTGCCTTCGGTGTCGAAGCCGATCCGGTCGCAGGTGAGGCTGGAGAGCCAATCAAGGCACTTCGTCACGTCTTCGTACGTCTCGACGAGGTGCAGGCTCACGCCTTGCAAGGCCATGGTTCGTCCTTTCGTCAGTCATCAGAGCAACGAAGCCCCGCGCAGTACGCGAGGCTCGTTGATTTCTATCTTACTCCGGCCGGTGGCTGCGCATGAGCCGGATGCCGGGGAAGTCGTCGTCAACGTCATCAGCCGCAGGCGTCAGACGCATCAGTGTACGGATGCATACTGTTAGTGAAATGCTCGCGAGGGCGACAGTGCCTAGCACGATCATTAGTAGGTACAGAATTACAGAGAGTGAGCTCAAGTCCATAGCGGGACCCTTGGGTGGTAATGGGTGAATTACGGCAAGCATACGAGAGACCGGCCCCGTGGTCGGGACCGGCCTCTGTGTCGTGCGTCTAGTACTGATTCACGATTGCCTTGAATATCTCGTATTCGTCATGTTCGAAGACGAGTTCGACCGTGTCCGCAACCGTCGTGATAACGATCTTTCGTGTCGTCGGATCGCCGTTCGTCGGCCAGATCTTCACGAAGCTGAGATCAGCGTCGCCGATCGTGTGCTTCGTCTGTTGATAGACGGGTCCCATCATGAGTCCTCAACATTCTCGGCCGGAGCCGGGTACTCGACTTCCGCCCATGTGTCCCACATCGGCACCGGATCGCCGCCGAGTTCGTCGGCGTCGTGGTTGCGCGTCACGCGGCACCGGAAGGATTCGATCGTCTTCAGGTCGATCCCTTCGTTCGCGAACATCGCACGAGCGACGTTCACGAGGTTCTGCGTTGCGGCGAAGGCGTCGTTACCCATGCCGCCGCGCACGGTCATGAAGTCGGCTCGCATCATCTCAGGTTGCTCGCTCAATGCATCTCCTCTTCGATGCCGCAGAGTCGACGCGCAACCGCGTGACCCTCATCCTTGTCAGCTTCGCCGGTCACGACGAGGAACTTCGCGAGCACGTCGAGCATTCCGCGCCATCGGTCGTCGAGATCGTTTCGGTGCTCTCCCGTGGCCTTGACGGCTTGTTGCAGCCGGACTTTCTTCGCATGGGCGCGTTTGACGAAACTGATCATCTCTTCGACTGCTGCCGCATTCAGCGACTCGCGCTTGCGATAGCCGTTGATCTGCTCGCGCAGCTCGTCGACCCCGGCAGAGACCGGGATCGTCTCGACTCCGGCCTCATACATCCGCTCGCGGATGCCCATGTAATCGGCGTACGCCTCTTCGAGTACCGAACGAGCGACATGCGCGTAGTCCGAACGCGCCGGGAAGGCGTCGGGTCGATCGACCTGTTCGTGCTTCCCGTCGTACTGCACGGTTCCGGCCTTCGTGTCGACCACGGCTAGCGTGAAGTCACCGAGCATGTTGCGGTTCATCGTGTTGAATCCGGCCGCGAGCAGGTACGCGCACATGACCGCATCGTCGTGGCTCACGCTCAGCGACGTAAGCTCGCCGACATCTTCGCCGGTCGTCCGCGTCAGCGAATACTGATGCCACATCACAGTCCCCCGAGGAACGAGCCGAACTGCACGAGCACGTACAGCAGGACGATGATCGTCGCGAGCGCGGCGACGCCGAGCACGATCGCCACGGCGAGCGCGCAGCCGCTGAGCTTGCGCTTGTCCTCTGCATTCATATTCGTCATGTTTCCTTCTTCCATGGTTCCTAGTCTTGCTCAGTCTCGAAGTACGCGCCGTTCGCCGTCTTGTGCTGCCCGTCGTGGTCGCGGTTGCGTACACACTGGCTATTCGCCGGGTCGACGAGCGGGTTCGGGAACCGCTGCGCGAAGCATCGTTGCCCTTCGACGGGTTTCCCGTTCACGAAGTAAAAGAACTGCTGGTATGGCTCAGGCTGAGCCTGCGGCGCTCCGGCCGCGAGCACCGCATAGACATGGGCGCGCATGACATGTCTCGTCTTCGAGTCACTGTCGATATACAGCGGTTGACCGTTCTCGTCGCGTCCAAGCGATAGCTGTATCTGGTGTTCGGCCTTGTCGGCGTAGTACGCGAAGTCTTTCGTCTCGTCACTCATCGTTGTCGTTCTCCATCCGCGTTTCACACGCTTCGATGATCGCCCGGATCTGCCGGATGGAATCTTTGATCCCGAACCGGCTCCGCTGCGCGGGAACGCTCGGTTCCTTCGCGCGTTCAGATTCGAGTTCGGTCAAGGCTTCGACGACCTCTTTCAGGACTTCGACCTTGATGATCATGATCGTGCGTTCAGTGGCGTTCACTCCGACCACTCTTTCAGCAGCACGATGTTGTCGACGTGCAGCGTCCCCAGCTCGGGGCTTCGCTCGCAGATCTGGGCTTCGATCTCTTCGATCACTTCCGCGCTGTCGATGGGACCGCCGGAGCGCTCGTAAAAGCTGCGGCCGGAACCCTTGGCGAACTTGTATGAGATCATGTACCTGTACCGGTTAGCCATTCTCGGTGCCTCCGTTCCGCTCGATCCACGACACGCGGTACGCGACCTGCTTGTTCGGCATGGTCAGCGTCGCCCGGTGGTGTTCGTCGCCTGCCTTGTCGGTGCTCGACGTGTACGCGAAGCCGAGACCCATCTCAGTAGCGATCTGCTGCATGTCGTCGGCGTGCGCGTTGAACCGCGCCTCACGCTCGTCGTGGTCGCCTTCGATCACGCAGTACAGGAATTCGATCGGCCCGAAGTCGTGCACCGGGATCTCATCGTTCAGCTTGATTGCGTCGCCGAGCTTGCGCAGATCGTCGGCGATCTGCGTACGGCGTTCGTCAGTGTCCATTCTCTATCCTTCATCGTTTCGTCGTAGTGCCCGGTCCAACGGCAATCGGACCGGGCGGCTTCCCCGCAAAGAGAAGAACTATTACTCTCGTCAAGCCTAACATATATGTCAGAGTCCCGCGAGCGGGTCGACGTCGGCCCCGTTGCGGCTGCCTTGGGGGATCACCGGCTCATACCGGGCGAGCAGATCGGCGATGCGTTCATCAACGCACGCAGCGTCACGGAACGCGGCGGCGTTGTGCGGCGGGATCGCCATGTCGCCCGTGTCGCGCCGGAAGTCCTTCTTTGTAGGCACGAATAGCTTGCGGAGCACGTCTTCGGCATCCTCAGTCCAGATGATCGTGTCGCGCTGCCACTCGCCTTCGATCGCCGACTTCCCGAGCGAGACGAAGACGTATTGCCAGCGCGCGATGGGCTTGAACCGGCCGTCGCCCTCATCTTCGACCGGCTGCGCCCACAGGATCGCCGTATCAGTCCAGCGGCAGCGCGAGCAGCTTTTGCCCGGCGCGGGCTTCGTACCGGGCGCGTGGTTCAAGTGCGTCTTGCGGTATGACGAGCCGAAGCCCAGTACGCGCGCGTAGAACACTTCGCCGGTGTCGTCGGCCGTGAAGAACTGCAACGGCAGGTCGGCGATGCTGTCGACCTCGGAAGCGTAAGGGTAGTCCGCCATGAAGTCGGCGAACGCCTCGGTTCGTACATCAATCGGCGCGGTTGTAGTCGACATATGTCGTCCTTTCATCATCGTGTCGTCGTCTTGATCGGTCCGGCAGCGGACCGGCACGACGAAAGCCTAGCACGAGCGGTATTATGGTTGGTAGACGACAGATGAAGGGATAACAGATGTGGCTAGTGTGACTTATTCCCGGTTCGCTTCGGCGCGCCCTGGAGCTGTGGCGTATGCCTGCACGAAGCTCGGGTTCCGCGTGTTCCCGCTGCGTGTCGACACCGGGACGCCGGTCTTCACCGAGTGGCCAGAGCGTGCGACGAGGGACTTCGAACAGATTCAAGGTTGGTGGACGGGCAACTACGCGCCGTGCGGCGTCGGGATCGCCACCGGACCGGAGTCGGGTATCTGGGTGCTCGACATCGACATGAAGCACGGGATCGACGGCTTCGCCAGCCTGCGCGACCTCACGCACCGGCACGGCGGCACGGTCGACGAATTCACGCGCACCATGTGCGTGCGGACGCCCAGCGGCGGAGCGCACCTGTACTTCCGATGGAACGAGGCAGCCGACGCCGAAGGCGGCGTGCGCAATGAGTCGTCGGGGAAGATCGGCGCGGGGATCGACGTGCGCGGCATCCGTGGGTACGTCCGGGCTCCCGAGGTCGGCGCGTACCGAATCGTCGAGCGAGCGGGGAAGCGATTGCTGCACGTTGCCGACGCGCCCGATTGGCTCGTGCCGCTGTGCAAGAAGCGCCGGGCGACCACCGTCGAGCCCATGACGAACGCGGACATCCGCGCACGCATGTCCGATCGCGGGCAGGCGTGGGCGAAGTTCGAAGCGGCCGAGAGCGTGCGGAAGTTGGCACGTTCGGCGGCCGGTACGAGGAACGACATGCTCAACCGGACGGCGTACCGTCTCGGTACGCTTGCAGCTCTATACGGCGAACCGTCTGAGGCGGATGCCCGCGCGTGGTGCTTCAAAGCAATGCGCCACGCCGGAGCGAACGACACGGCCGAGCAGCAGATGCGGACCTTCACATCCGGTTGGGAATCCGGTCGGGCAGCGCAGACGACGAAAGTCGCCGATCACGCTCCCGTCCGTGAAACGTAGAAAGGGACGAAAAGCGATGATCGACGACCAGACAGATAACCCTGAAACCGACCCTAGCACGCCCGAAACGGACGACTTCGCCGCGAGTATCGTCGGCGGCATCACCGGAGCACGGGAACGCGTTGACGAGACCATGCCGGACGCCACGGCCGTCGTCGACCTTGATCAGGCATACCGGTTCCTGCCCGAGAGCGTTGCGCTTGACGAGCCGGTGCCCGGACCGAAAGAGCCGGACAAGGTCGCGCGGTTCCTCTTGTACCTCTTCGCGGACGCCGGGATTCACCTGAAGCACTGGCGAGACGAGTGGTATCTGTACCGCGAAGGCGAGACGGGCGGCGCGTATCTGCGCATGGGCGGCGCGGACAACCGCTATGCCGTCGCCGACGCCGTGCGAACGCTGCTCGCCGACGCCTCGTACATGCAGGCGACGAAAGACGGCATGGAGCCGCGCCCGTGGAGCCCGAACACGTCAAGTGTGCGAGAAGTGACGGAAGCGATGGCGTCGCAGATGCGCATGAGGGAATCGATGGAAGTTCCCGCGTGGTTGCGCCGGTCGGAGCAATCCGAGACGATGCCCGGCGACGAGATCACCTGTGTGCGAAACGGCTTGCTGTGGTGCCCGCGCGAAGGCGGAACGGCGGCACGCACGCTCGTCGACCACACCCCGGCGTTCTTCACGGATACGGCCGTGGCCGTGGCGTACGAGCCCGACGCGCGGTGCGACCGGTGGCTGAAGTTCCTCGATGAGCTGTGGCCGGGCGACGAGGACTCGCACGCGCTCTTGCAAGAGTGGTTCGGGTACGTGCTCGCGGGCTCGACGGGACTGCACAAGATCTTGACCCTCGTCGGGCCGAAGCGCTCGGGTAAGAGCACGATCGCGTGGGTACTTGAGCAGCTGCTCGGCGGCACGGGGCAGGTCGACCACCCGACCATGGCGCGGCTCGCCGAGCCGTTCGGTCTTGCGCCGATGCTCGGGAAGCGGCTCGCGGTCGTCGGCGACGCGCGTATCGGGAAGTCGGACGCCGCGATCGTCGAGAAACTGCTCATGATCTCGGGTGAGGACCCGGTGACTGTGAACCGGAAGAACCGCGACGAACTGAACGTGAAGCTGGACGCTCGGATCATGATCGTGTCGAACGCGATGCCGGACCTGCGAGACACGTCGGGCGCGCTGGCGTCGCGGTTCCTGCCACTTGAGATCAACATCCCCGGATTTCTCGGCCGCGAGGACTTCACACTGAAGCGGACACTGCAAGACGAGCTGCCCGGCATCCTCACGTGGGCGCTCGACGGCGCGGACCGGCTGTGGGACCGGGAAGGCCGATTCACGATCGGCGAGTCGGTGCGGACGGCGATGAACAACGTCGAACGCTCGTCGAGCCCGATCAAGGCGTTCGCGAGCGATTGCCTCGTATTCGATCTTTCACGGGATGCCGTGGCGTCGAAAGACGCGGTGTACGAGGCGTACACGATGTGGTGCGCGGTCGAAGGATTCAACGCTCAGGGCAAGAGCGTGTTCTTCCGCAATCTGTTCTCGGCGTATCGGGGCGAGCTGGATTCCGCACGCCACCGGGTCGACGGCCGCCAAGTCCAAATGCTCATCGGCGCTCGTCTCGGCTCCGAAATCTGATTACGGAGAGTAACGAAAATCGCTGTGCAGGGATCGGGGCGATCCCTGCACAGCAACCCTGCACAGGGTTGCTGAGAGTGAAAGTCTAGTAACTTGGTTGTATATCGGGTATAGGGTGTGCAGGGATGCGTGCATGGATGCTGTGCAGGGTTGTGTGCAGAGTTCTTTGAGGTTCTGACCTGCGGTGTGCAGGGATTGCAGGGGTTATCCTGATTTCTTATGTGAGAATCTAAAAATTAGAACATATGTAGTAGAACATAGAATGTAGAACTGAAAATGCAATCGATCCCTGCACACCCCTGCACGGCATCCCTGCACGGGCCCGAAAACCGATCACGGAAAGTGACATTCGAGAGGACGACCGATGGACGACGAGAGCGATCCGACATACGAGCTTGCGAGGCGGCCGTACTCCGGCGAGCTGAACGTGAGCCCATGGGATGCGATCTTGAGCGAGGTGCGCCGGAGCGCGTACCGCGCGGCGTGGATCGATGAGCGGGTCGACCTGGAAGCGCGACGGGAGCGAGCGCTCATCGACTCGGACGGCGGGGACTTCGAGAAGGCAACGGACTATGAGATCGCCGTGCGCCTGCGGGGCGACGAGCTGCGGCAGTGGATCGAGCAGAGCCGCAAAGAGCGCGCGCACCTGACGAAGGTGGCCGCCGACGCGGTGCGCGCTGGACTGTCTGAGCGATACATCGATTCGCTGCGCGCTGAGGCGCAGATGATCGCGCAGGCGCTCACGAAGGCGCTCGACGCGGCCGAGCTGACGCCGATTCAGCGCGCTCGCGCGAGCGAGGCGCTGCGCGAGGCGCTGGCCGACATGGGCCCGGTTCTCGCGGCCCGGCAGGACAGTATGGCGGGCACCGTGGCCGTACGACCGGAGATAGGCCGCTAAGGGGTCTAGCGTCCACGCTCCCGGCCTAGCACCCCGTTTCCTATACCCGACTACCCCCGGATTGCCAGCGCGAGCCGTGGGGCCGTTCACGGGAACCTGAACACGGGCGGTCGGTATTCAGGGAAACGGCGACTTCCCTGAACTTGAGTCGACCCGACTCAAGTCCGGGCGGGAACGGGATAGCTTTTGAGAAGTGTGGTTCCCGCAAGTTATCTTCGGGCGTGTCTGCGCAGAGCACGCAAAAGGGGCGATCCTCTCGGATCGCCCCTCGCTTAGTTCCCGACGCCGCCCATGGGGCAGCCGGGTTTATGTGGTCGCTGCCCGCAAGCGGAGCAGTTGGGTAGTGGCATGGTTACCTCCTTAGCGGTCGAACATCCCCGTGTCGATCACGCCATCTTGGAAGCCCTGCGTGTGCTTCCCCTTGCGCCTGCGCATGGCGTCTTTCACGAGCTTCTGCTTCTTCGCGTCGAGCTGATCGAGACGCTTCTTCTCGGGGTTCTTTCCCGTACGAACGGCGCGCATGACCTCGCGAAACACGGGGTCGGCATCCTTCGGTATGTCCTGGTTAGGCATGGTTACCTACCTCCGATGATCTTGTCGGCCTGCTCGATGATGCCGTTCAGTTCCTTCATGCGCTTCTTCTGCGCAGTGGTGAACGTCTTGCCTGCGCTGCGCATGATGCGCTGCTTCTCTGCACGAGCATCGTCTTTGATCTTCTGTGCATTGATCTTCGTGATCTTCATGTGATCCTTTCGTCTGTGTCCCAACAACTCTAACATATTCCGGGACGCAGGGATGGGATGGGGTACCCCCTTCGGGGGTTTCGGTCGAATGTCAGATTTGTCGGCGCGGGGGACCTCCCGCGCCCCGCCCCCGAAATCACACCGTGTTTGGAAAGCGCTTACCAATCGAACCGAACATGTTAGGCTCACCGGATGACGAACACGACGAAGACACCAACCGAAACCCTGCTCTCGTACTTCACGTACGAGCACCTGCCAGCCGACCTGCGTGCGGTCTCCGAACCGTTCGCCGGACTGGCATACGAACTCGCTGCCACGCTGCCAGCATCCGCAGAGACGACCGTGGCACTGCGCAAGCTGCTCGAATCGAAGGACTGTGCCGTTCGCGCGGCGCTGGCCCTGCGCGAGGCGGACTAGCCGTGTGGAGCTATGAGGAACCCGAACCGCTGACGCCGCCGCACTTGGCGAACGTCGAGCTTCATGAGTACACGGAGACGTTCCCGCGTGAGCACGCCGCCGGACACGGCCGCTGCGGAGCGCTCCCGGCCCGCGCGTTCCGGCGCAAGTACCCGCTCGGGTGCTACCGCGAGTGCAGCCACGAAGGCGCACACTCGGCCCTCGCACGCACCGCGCAATCGATGGATCGCAAGGCGCGTATGAAGGGTTGGCGTCCGTAGGCAGCGAAGAGCCCCGCCTTTCGGCGGGGCTCATGTCCTAGGCGAAGCAGTAGTTGATCTTGTCGCCGCGTCGCTCGTACTCGTCGAGCGAGGCGAAGATGATCGATTCGGAGTGCCATGTTGCGTAGTACTTGGCCTCGTCGGCGGTCTCGAACACCTTGCCCGGCTCCGTGATCTGTCCCCGGACCGTAATCCGCAGGTTTACCCGACCGTCTTTGCGGCCTGAGATCTCGTACCCGTGCGTGGTGATCCCGATCAGATCATCGGTGCCGCTCACGGAGCGGAACCCGTCGATCAGCCACGACTTCGACCACATGATGTGTCCCTTGATCTCGTACCCGGTGGGGATCGCGAACCCGATGCGGTTGACGTTGCCCTGAGCGTTCATCGTGTCGTCCTATCGTCGTACCCTGTGGTGTTGTATCTGCAACTCTAATCGAATTCCCGGCAGGCGTCCACCCCTGCGCCCAATTTTCTCAAATATTTTTCGGGCAGCGAAAAGCCCCGGCCTCGTGAGCCGGGGCTTTCGGGAGACTGGCAGCGTGTGCCGTGTTGAGCTTAGCGCATCCGCAGTTGGGTGGCCGTCATGCCGTGCCGGTCCGGGCGTATCGGACCCTCGTACGCGATCTGCACTTCGCCGCGACCCCGGTACGTGTACGAGCCGCATCCGGCCGGGCAGTCGGCGAAGCCCTTCGTACCGTCGATGTACTCGCCGTACCCGGTACCGCCGCACACCCCGCACGCTACGACTTCGCGCCGCCGCTGCGGAATCGGCTGGTATTGCAGCCCCTCATACTCCGCAAGCTCGACGTAGCGCACCCGCTTCCAGCCGCCGAACGCCTTCACGATCGTTTCCACCTGCTTCCAGCGCGCGCAGTGCCGTGTTTTCCGCGTGCCCATGTAGTTGGGGTGGTCGTTCGACACGTCCCAGTGCTTGCGCGGATCGTCGTCATGCCTGCGGCACACGGTGCACCCGTCGAGCACGGCGCGGTAACCGCGCGGCTTGAGATTCCCCTCAGCGTCGAGCGCATCGAAGTAGTACCGCCCGGCGAACGCTTCGGACCCTTCCCGGTTCCAGGGGTGTTCCCCGTCCGGGAACGGCTCGAAGAGCACTTGCAAGGCCGGTGGTTTTGGTGTCCTCATCCCTGCATCCTTTCCCACGCGCCGACGACGGCCGCCGAAGCAACGGCGAGCCCGACAAAGAGCATGGCGATCGACAGAGCCACCATGAGGTCGTCCGTGGGGTCGGCATTGAAGCCGACCGCTCCCGCTCCGGTCATGAGGCCGAGCCCCGCGATGTACAGCGCTGCTACAGTCGTGCGGCTCATCGCTCGCTCCCATTGATCACGAGTACCGCGAGGATGCCGAAGAGCAGGCCAATCACAGCCTCTTCGAAGGTGATCGTCTTGCTGTCGTCGAACGAGGACATCGCGAGCAGCGTAGTCACGCCGCCGACCGCCAAGAGGATGAACCGGACTAGGTTGTTCCGTTGCTTCACGTTCATGTCGTCGTCTCCTCCGCGCTCATGACGTCTTGCCATGTGTCCTCGTACACGCCTCCGGCGTCGCGCACGTGCGACTCCGACAGCAGCGCCTTCGCCTGCTCTTCGGCCGCCTCCGCGTCCGGGGCTTCGACGGTCAAGTGATACGAGATGACCACCCAGACCTCAACTGTGTACTGCTTGTTCGCCATCATCGCTCTCCGTTCTCGTACCGCATCTGAAGGTCGCGCTCGGCGCATGTCCCGCACAGCTTCGAACCGTTCGCGCCGATCAGCGTCGCATGGAACACGATCTTCGTGTGCGGCTTGCACAGCGGCTTGAATCCGAGCGCCGAGAGGTGTACGACGCGGCCTCGCTTGTCGGTGATGGGGTGGTTCATCGTTTCGTCCTTTCGTCGTGTTGACTAGCAACTATGACGATAATACACGAGGACCCCGACCCGCAAGGGCCGGGGTCCTGGAATCTACGCCGGGACGGTGATGCCGCGCTCCCGGCAGTTGTCCGCGTACCGCTCGTAGCAGGCGACGCAGTACCGCGAGCCCAACTCGTTGATACGGGTGGACAGCTCCGCGCACCGCACGCCCGTTTCCAGGCTGCGGTTCCAGCACTGGCCGTACTGCTGCTCGATCCACGCGACGGCGTAGTTCTGCGCCGCAACGGCGTTGTCGAAGCGCTCGGCGACCGGCGCAGGCGAGCTGCTGAGCGTACGGTGCTCGGCGTCCGCGTCGATGATGTCCAGGAGCGCGCTGCTCTTGGTCCGCGACGTGTCGAGGTACACGCGGATCTTCGTGCGGCCCCACATCGCGATGAGCATGTTTCCGTGCTCCATCGAAGGCGTCCAGTGCAACGTGACCTTGTCCATGATGACCTCCAAGTCGTCGAATCGTCCTGTCGTCCTGATGACTTCTTAAGCCTAGTAGCCCCTGCACGAAGGTGCAAGGGCTACGGCAAATATTTTTGAATTATTTCGTTGTTGCTGGTCAACCGCTGTACGCGAGGTGCATCGACGCCACGGCGTAGTACCCGGCGACGTACAGCAAGAGCAAGAGCAGCATTCCGGCCGACGCGAGATCCCAGTCCGAAGGATCGATCACGTGCGCCCGCGCGGGACGTGTCGGCCGACAACCTTCGGACCGATCACCTTCACGCAGTTCTGACACTGCGGCAGCTCGGCCGCACGGTCATATTCGTCCTGCGTACCGGTGCCGTACCAACCTGCCCACCCGGCAATGCCGCACTCGGCCGAGAATCGCGAGCCGGTGAATGTGCTCAGCGCGTGCGTGACCCTGCCGTTCTTCAGGTACAACCACTCGAAGGCCGGTGGCGGTGCGCTCATGATTCCAGCTCGGCGAAGAACGTGATGACCAGGTTCGCCCGATCGACGCCGAACTTCTCGGCGCACACGTCCATGATTTCGACTACCTTCGCTGCGTCGAGCTTGCCGTACACCGTGACGTCGGTACATGAGATGTGCTCGCCCCCGTCGACCGGATCGGCGTACTTGCACACGATGTAGAACTCACGCTTTTGACGCCGCGCCATCACTTCCCCGCCTTCGGCGCGTGGCGGAACCACTTACCTTTAACGCGGTCGAAGGCGTCGTATGCGACATCGTCGACCGGTTCCATCCGAGCCGGAGTCGCCGTGCTCGTGCCGAACGGCGACCATCCGCCGGAAGCCTGCCCCTTCGGGTTCGACTTCGAGACCTTGCCCGGCGTGATGCCGCGTCGCTTGAGTTCGGAGCGCTGTGCGCGCGTCTGCTTGCTCTTCATCGCTTATCCCTTCCCGTGGTCGTGTCGCTGCATGTCCTCGCAGTCTTCGACGCGCTCGCCGCAGGAGCCGCAGGTGTACGCGTCTTCGTACTCGTCGTTCGGCATGATCAGTCCTCGTCTTCGTCGTTCTCGGTGAGCTTCAGGAACTCGTCTTTCGTCGGCAGCTCATCGAACGACCAGTGTCCGAGCAGATGCCCGTACCCCGACGCCGTGAACGTCCGCTTGTCGAAGTTAACGACGTACGTATACTCGCCGAAGTAGCCGAGCCGGTACGGCTCGATCTTGCGGTCTCCGTACACGTACCCGGCCGCGAGCGTGCTTGCCGGATCGCCTTGCGTCTCGCGCAGCAGTACGTACCACTCGTCGAGCTGCTTCGTCGACACGTTCGTGTTCGCGTACTGCTTCAGGGCTTCGATCTGCTCGGGCGTGGGAGTCGACGAGTCGTCGACCACCTTGAGCGCCTGCACAGCCGCGTGCGTCTCGGGCTTCGCGTAGTTTTCGCGCAGCCATTCGAGCACGTCAGCGCCGAGTCCGGACGGGTACGAATCGAAGTGCACGTACCCGGCCTTCGTCTCGCCGTCGATCACGAATGCCATGTTGCCGGAAGTTCCCATGTTGTCGTCCTTTCGTCGGATGATCGGAGGTAGCCCCTCCCCTGGATACTCCGGCCGAAGCCGGAGTATCGCAGGCAGGTTCTACGTCAGCCACGAAACGAGCAGGTACCCGCCGATGAACAGCACAGCAAATATCGCTGTGTAGACGAGCAGCAATGTCCAGTATCCCGGTGGGCACATCACGAACCCCCGAGCGCAAGGCCGAGCACGGCCGCGATGATGAACACGCCTGCGAGGAACACGCAGGCGATGAGAAAGTGTCGCCAAAAGATCACGAACACTGCACCCCCTTCGTGAGCGCGAACCGATCGGTCAGTTCGGCGCAGCGTGGGCAGAATTCGAGCCACGCGAGCGCGGGAGTCTTGTCGGAATCGGGAGCCATGTCGGCGAGCTTGAACAGCCCGCCTTGCCATCCGGCCTTAGACGGTCGGCGCGTGGTCGCGTTGCAGTGCGTGTTGCCGCATCGGAACTTCATTACTTCACCGTGAACCCAGTGACGCGCGTGAAGTCCTGCACATGCGGGATGCTCTTAACGGTCGCCTGCACGATCTCGCCGATATGCCCGGTGGCGTCGGACGACACTTCGCCCATGTCGAGCCCGTATTCGTTCGCCCACGCGTGCATCTGCTCGTCGTTCATGTTGAGCGTGAAACTGATCTTGATTTCCATGTCCTCATCCTATCGTCGGTACTTGAATATTATCATAGTTCCCCGGGGCCGAAGCCCCGGGGGTCAGTTGAACCTACCAGCGGAGGCCGATAGCGTCTTTCACCTGCCGGTGGAATGTCGGCTCCGGTTCGCTCGGGATCGCCTTCTCGACGGCCGCCGAGACGGCTTCGCGTACGGGCTGCTGCATCCGGTCGGCGGCGTCTTCGTACAGCTTCGCGCGGTTGTCGGCGAGCCGAGCCTGCTTGGTGTAGAACTCGACGAGCGTCGTCCCGTCGATCTCGGCGTTCGTCCGGTACGCCTGCGCCGCCTTGCGCTCGTCGAGCGCCTTCTCACGCAGCGTCGCCGCGATGAGCACGCCTTCACTCGCGTTGTATTCGAACGTGAAGGTTCGCGTCTTGCGCGTGGGCGTAGGTTCCGGCTTCGCCTGCGACGCGGAAGCAACTTCGGCCTGCGCCTTTTCAGCGTCCTTCGCGGCGATTTTCTCGCAGCGCTTGCAGGTCACGGACTTGTCAGTCGGGCGAAGCGGCTGCACGTTCTTGAACCCGCTGGTCGTGTAGTAACTGTTGCCAGTGGCACCGATGCCGCACGCCGAAGCGTATGTGCCGGGCGTTCCGGCGTGCTCGCGTCCTGCGATGTGAACCGCGCCTTGTCCGTGTCGGGCCGTAACGTTCATCGTGTCGTCCTATCATCTCGTCGTCTTGCTTACCCCATGAAGCCTATGCCGGTTCGGGGATCGTGTCTAGTGACTCTGATATAAATAATGAAGAGATTATTTGTAGGGTTCGCGGTAACACCTCGGGGTCGACGAAAGCCGGACCCCGAAAGGTCCGGCTTCCCTAGATCAGCGCCGCGATGAGCAGCGCGAAGACGCCGAGCAAGACGACGTGCGCCGCCTGGTCAAGCTTCGGCAGCGCTTCGGGATCGTTGTCGAGCCACCCGCTCTTACCGATCCTGCGTGCGAACGCTTCGAGCGTCCAGCGCCGATCGATCACGTAGTGTGTGATTCCGTTCAGGATCAACGCCGACCATACGACGAGCGGTTCGGCCGCACTGAACTCGACATCTTCGACGTTCAGCACGACGGCGAGCACACCGGCGAGTGTCGCCGTGTACGTGACGGCGTGCACCATGCAGTTCCGGCGACCCTCGTTCGAATGCGAACCGGTCAAACCCTTGTGCTGCGCCTGGTGATCCGTCTGCACGAAGTAGTCGCCGAGATAGTGCCCGATCAGGAACGCGGCGAACACGGTTGCGAACATGTCATCTCATCCTTTCGTCGGTCCCGGCCGCAAGGCCGGGACCCTCCTACGGCTCGACCGCGCGGACGACGACGACGTGGTTGTTCCCGTCCCCGTCCGTAGTCTGCGCTTGGAACGCCGTCGAACCCCAGTCGGTGGCGAAGGCGATTGCCGGATCGATCCCGGTGATGCAGTTGCCAGCCGGACAGAGTGGTTCGCTCTCCGACTGCCCCTCTTCGACCGGGTGTGTCGTCTCGACATTCCAGCCGGGGCGCGTGGTGTAGTACATGGGCTTACCCTTCGTTGTTGTTCATGAGCCTAGCTATTTGGGGGCCGGAGCAGGCGCGGGTGCCGGTCGGTTGCATCCGGGGCAGTGTTCGCCGCAGCCGTTGCACTTCATGGCCGTGATCCTTTCGTCGTTCGTCGATTTACATCAGAGTAGCACGAAGGACCGACCTCGAAGGATCGGCCCCGGCTTGCGTCCGTTCGCAGCGCGTGCTAAATTTTTCTTCATCGACATACGACGAAAGGATGAAACATGCAACTGGTGTGGAACCTGCATCCGGAGCAGATCAACGTTCAGCAGGCGCGCAGCGCCGCGTTTCAGTACACGTTGCTGAACTACAGCGACGGCCGCGCCGAGCTGAGCGTGCAGCACCGGGGCGACCGACCGAGCGCGAAGCCGGTCAAGCGGTTCGTCTACAAGAACCGCAACGGAGCATTCGGCGGCGCGCAGCGCTTCGAAGACAAGCACGGGTACCGCGATCCGGCGCAGCACGCGCCCGCAGAGATCGTTCCGTACCTACCTGAGCTGCCGGAATCCGTGGTGACCGTGGTTGCAGACCAGGAACGCAAGGTGCGCATTGCCCGGCTGAGCGCACGCACCTTCGGCACTGAGAGCGCCGAGAGCAAGCACGAGGAACACACGAAGGCGTACACGAAGCTATGCCGGGCGCTGCTGTGCTGCCAGACGATCGGCTGCTACGGCCGAACCGAGATCGACAAGGCGGAATGCTCCGCACACGACGAAGAGAAAGAGGACTGACGATGACACGGCCACCCCGCACCGGCTCGAAGCCGGTGCGGCCGAAAGAGACCGACCCTGAGACTGAACGTGTGCGCGACAGCTTGAAAAACCCGTTCGCCAAGCACTACGGCAAACACAAGGGTGCCGATCAGCGATGAGAGCGCGTGAAGTGTGTCCGGGCGACACACTGCCGGACGGCCGTCTCGTGCTCAAGGTGAGCCGCACCGATCGCTGCATCTACATCTACGTTCCCGGGGAAGGACCACGCCCTAAGCGGCTGCGCTACGCGCCGGACACGATCATGCCCGGTCCCGACGAGCGGCACCCGTCGCGATACGAGAACGGACACCCATGGTACCGCTACCGGTCGAACACGACCGGGTGGGCTGTGACCAGCAAAAATGATTAAATGAGGGACCCCCTTGCGGGGTCCCTCAGCTCTATGCTAAATTTATTTCATCAGCAAGACCGACACAGACGATAGGACGAAACGATGAACCTGAACGACATGACCGTCTCCGAACTCCGCAAGCTCGCCGCTGAGTACGACATCGCCGGTCGATCGACCATGAAGAAGGCGCAGCTCGTCGCCGCGATCGAGTTCGCTTACGCGAAGGCCGACGTCGAAGCCGGGGAACTGCTCGACGCGGTGCTCGGCACGGAAGCGGACGTCGCCGCTCAGGTACAGGCACGCATCGACGCCGAGAACGAGGCGCGCGCCGCTGCTCAGCGCAAGCGCAACCGCACCAACTACGCGTTCGCACCTGAGGTTGAATCCGCTTCGATCGAAGAGGCGATCGATCGCGACGTCGAAGCCGGTACCTACAACTACACGAACGAAGTCGCCATCTTGCGCGACGCTCCCGGCCGCGCCATCGTGACGGCCGCCTTCGACGGCCGCACCGTGGGCGGCTCGATCGTCCGCAGGGGCAAGACGCTCGTGCTCACAGCCGGGTCGGTGCGCGTCACCGGCAACACCTTTGAGAAGGTCGCGAAACGGCTCGCGAAGGCGCTCGACTTCCACGCCGACCGCATCGACGTCGCCCGATCGTTCTGATAGGTTCGAGCAGCAGCAACACAAGGGGTCGGCGTTCGGCGCACTCGATTACAAACTTCCACGCACAGCGCCGACCCGCTGTAAGACGACCTGAAAGAATGATGACCATGACAGAGCAGATGATCGTGTTCACTCCGACCGTGACAGCGCTCGAACTCAAGGGCTTCGCCGAAGGCGTACAGGCTCTTGCCGAGCAGATCGAAGCCGTGCAGGCGGAAGATGTCACGAAAGAACAACGTGTCGTCGCAGAGCAGGCGGCACTTGCACTGTTGCGGAATTCGCCGATCGCGCACGTCTCACTGCGTAGGCTCGAACGTTTCGCGCAAGATGTCGTCGACATGTCGACCAGTCGGCGTGACGACATCATGACTTCGATGTTCGGGCCCGACACGGAATGAACCTTGATCCGAAGCGCGTCGGCCTCATGCTGCTTGTTGTCGGCGCGGTCATGACGTGCTCGGCGCTGTCGCTGATTGCGCTGGCAGAAACCTACCTGAAAGTATGAACATGAATGCATGGGTGTACGTCGGAGGCATGACAGTACTTGCGGCCGGTCCGATTGTCGCGGTGGTGATCGGTTCCCGAGCCTTCGACGACGACGACGACGACGAGGCCGAACCTGTGCCGACGACGTGCAGCGACGACACGACACACATCGAACGCGTGACGGACGCCGGTCCGTACGACTACTAGAAACACGACGAAGGGAAGACATAGGATGAAGACCGTGATCATTTACGAACCGGGTGACCTGCTCACGACCGATCAGGCGGCCGACCACTTCGGGTACTCACGAGATCACTTTCGTAACATGCTCATGCTGAGCAACAAGGCGGCCGACCCCCGGCTGATGCGCCTGCGGATCGAGACCGACGAGACGTGGCGCAAGGCCAACAAGAGCCGCGCGAAGTTCGTCTTCGAGTACACGGCGATCAAGGAGTGGTACGAGCAGCGGCAGCGTCGCTCGACCGTCAAGCACAAGACATGGGCGCGTCGAGGAACGCCGAGCCCGATCCTGTAGTACCGCGAACGGCCGCCTTCGGGCGGCCGTTCTTATTTACTGTCGATGCTTACGCCATCTTGCGCCACGGATTACGTTTTGCCCGATAGTTCTCGGTATGATGTGCGCGGGGTTGACGCAGCGTCGATGCTCGCAGGGTCCGCCCGGACATGACAGATCACGGTTATGACACTCGTGATCGATAACGAGTTCATCGGGGATCGGACCAACAAGCAGTGTGTACGCAAATCGGTGAGCTAGCGTGTACTTGTTGTCGATGCTCAGACGGCCGTAACCGTCGTCCCCAAGGGTTCCGGTCCAGTGCCAACATGTATCAGTCTTGTCGACGTTTAGCCAGAAACGTTCGGCAGGGGTTCCCGTCTGCCGTGATTTGAGCGGCGTCAACGCGCGTCCACGACTCGCCTGGTTGTAATGAGCGTGACAGAGACCTTTAGTGCGAACGTCGCGGGTGCATGATGCGAACGTGCAGGTACGCTTGGGCATGTCGATTCCTTACCAATCGGCCGTGTCCGGAGCGTTCCCGCGCTGCCGGACTTTTCAACGCTATCATGAGGATATGAACGAGTCGGATCTTGACCTAGCTAGCGCGATCATTGCTGAGCTAGACCAAGTCGATGCGGCGGCGATCGACTGGACTCAAGACCCGGTCCGGTGGGCCACGGAAAAAGCACATACCTTTCTATGGTCCAAGCAGCGGGAAGTAATCGAAAGCGTTCGAGACAATCGCCGAACGGCCGTACATTCGTGTCACAACGTGGGAAAAACGTACACGGCAGCCGTGACGGCTGCGTGGTGGATCGCCTCGCACAAGCCCGGCGAAGCCTTCGTACTCTCGACTGCGCCGACCGCACCGCAGGTGAAGGCGCTGCTCTGGCGTGAAATCGGCCGCCTGCATGGGCGCGCGAACCTCTTTGGCCGCGTGAACCTCGCTGAGTGGTACATCCCGAACGAGGCCGGGGGCGAAGAACTTGTTGCCTTCGGCCGCACCACGTCGAAGGACAATGAAGCCGCCTTCCAGGGTGTGCACTCGAAGTACGTACTCGTCATTCTCGACGAAGCCTCCGGCGTCGACACGAAGATCTGGGAAGCGGCCGAGTCGATCGCATCGAACCGGCTGAGTCGCATCCTCGCGATCGGCAACCCGGACCTGCCGCATTCGCCGTTGGCAACGGCGTGCAAGCCGTCGAGCCCGTACAACGTCATTCACATCGGGATCGAGCACGCGCCCGCGCTCACGGGCGAAGCCGTCCCGGCCGAACTGCTCGACTATCTGATCTCGCCGGAGTGGGCGGAAGACCGGCGCGCTGAGTGGGGCGAAGAGTCGGCGCTGTATCAGGCGAAGGTACTTGGACACTTCCCGACCGGCGCAGCCGACCCGTGGCGTGTGATCTCCGAAGTACACGCCGCCGCGTGTCGCTACATCGAACCAGCCTATGACGCCGACCCCGTCCGCGTCGGCGGGCTCGACATCGGCGCGGGCGGTGACCGCACGGTGCTCGTCGAGCGCGTGAATGACGCCGTGGGACGCGTCGAATCGTTCAAGGAGCGCGATCCTGAGGCGGCAGCCGAAAAGCTTGCCGACGTGATCCGCCGATGGGGACTCTCGCGCGTCAACGTCGACACGATCGGCGTCGGGTGGGGACTCGCCGGGATGCTGCGTAAGGAACTCAAGGCCGAAGGCGTGGCGATTGAGAGCGTCAAGTTCTCCGACCGATCGAACTTCCCGAAACGCTTCGTGAACATTCGTGCTGAAGCATGGTGGCACGGCCGCGAGCTGTCCCGGGACAAGGCGTGGTCGCTCGCGAATCTTGACGATGATGCGATCGCCGAACTGACGATGCCGCGCTATCTGGAGAAGAACGGCCGTATCCTCGTCGAGCCGAAAGAAGACGTGAAGGAACGGCTCGGCCGGTCCCCCGACATCGCTGACGCGCTGCTGCTCGCGTTCTTCGATGGCATCTGGATTCCACCGGTGTCGGACTCGCGGCAGGCGTTCAATGCTGCTGATCTGACGGCCGGGATTGTCGGCCCTGGTGCGGTATTCCCGAACTCGTTCATCCCCGGCTTCCCGTCCGGCATCCCGACGAGCCTCATTCCACGCCGATGAGCCCGTCCCCGAAGGGACGGGCTCGCGGTTCCTATGGCTTAGTACATGTTCGTGAAGATGCGCGGCACGAGCACGCCGGGACGGTCGGCAAGCTCGACGAGGTCGGTACCGAGCTTCGCCGCGAGGTACCGCGCCTGCTGCTCCCACCACACCATGACCTTCGTGTTGTCGGAGTGGCGAGCGATGTTGCGGCGGGTGACGGCGCGGTGCAGCTCGGCGAAGAGGTTCGTGCGGATCGCGTGCATGTTCATCTTGATTCATCCTTCGTCTGTCGTCGTGTGTCGATTGGGGTTGCCGGGGCCTGAAGGCCCCGGCTGGTAAAACTAGCGCCGGTCGTCGCGCCCGTTCTGGAGACCGTTCTTCAGTGCCTCTCGAACGTTGTCCATTGAGTTGCCTCCGGACAGAGCGATCACCGCTTCAATGCCCTTCATGTGGCTGTAGCGGTCACCCACGAAGTGTCCGAAGCCGCGAATGACGGTCACGTTCCCGATCACCACGGGGTACTTCTTACCGACGCTTGCAGCAGCGTCGATAACCTGGTAGTCGCCGCCGATCATGCGCGTGGTGGTGACTTCGGGGGCGTAAGCGGTGATGTTCATGTCATTCATCCTTCGTCTGTCGTCGGTGCCTTACCTCTCTAACAATACGGATGCGCAGCGGCTGTGTCTACCCCTTCGGGGAAAATATTTTGAATTATTTGCGAGATACCGATACGCCAGCTCAGCGGGGGTATGCTACGCTCGAAGGACACAGACGAGAGGACGAAACGATGAAGTGGGCGAAGCTCGAAGAGCCGAACGAGTGGACCGGCGAAGTGCAGGTTCGGTACATCGCGCAGGTCAACACGAGCGACCGCACTGGCCGCGCTTATCTGCAAGTGCGCAAGATCGGCGACCGGTGGCAATGGTCGGTGCACATCGTGGTTGCCGGGCAGCCGAAACTGTCGCGCATGGCGTCGGGCGTATACGCCGTGACGCCGTACTCGCTCGGTGTCGCCAAGGGACGCGCCATGCGTCGCGCTATGCAGACTATCCGCGCCGTCGAACCACTCACCCGAGCGGCCTAACTTTTCAACCATTTAAAGCCCCGGACTGTACGAACGTCCGGGGCTTTAGCGTGTTCTTTTGTATAACTGTACGAAGTTATTATGTTACATTCTCGGTATGAATGCAGGAATCATCGGTCGAGCGGGGGTCGAAGATGTCTAGGCCAGCAAAGAGCATTGCTCGGCTCGAAAGCGAGATCGAAGCGACGTATCCAGGGACGACGGTGTGGATCGTCGGCGACGAGGCGCACAAGAACACCTGGTCGGATCACAACGCGAACGCTGCCGGTGTGTACTGCGCAGCCGATGTGAAGGGTGACGGAGGGCTGAGCCTGCCGAAGTTCGTCGCTCACCTGATCGCACGGCCGCATCCGAACCTGCGGTATGTCATCTTCAATCACAAGATCTATGAGCGGTCGAACGACTTCGAGCCGGAGGATTACCACGGCAAGAGCGGGCACGAAGAGCACGTGCACGTGTCGGTGGGCAACGGGCCGGATGGCCGCAGCACGACGAACTACGACAACGGCTCGACATCGTGGCGCATCGCGTCGATGGTCGATGACACACCGCCTCCGGCGAAGCCGTCGAAGCCGAGCACCGGAACGAAGTTGGGGAACAAGATGCCGACGATTCAGCGCGGGAATAAAGGCAGCCGCGTTCGGATGCTGCAAGGGCTGCTCATCGCGTGGGGGTACAAGCTCACGGTTGACGGCATCTTCGGCAAGCAGACCGAGCTTGCATTGCGCGACTTCCAGTCGAAGCACGCGAAGCCGGTCGACGGCATCGCAGGTCCGATCACGTGGAACAAGCTGCTAGGACTGTAAGGGGATGATCGACATGGGCGAGAACAACAACAACAACACGAGCGCGCCTCGCAGCATCGTTTACGTGTTCGGTGCTGCGGTACTCGCGCTCGTCGCTTACTACGTTGACGCGAAGGTCAATGAAGTCGTGCTCTGGCAGGCGGCGCTAGCGGCGTCGATCCCCTTCGGCGCGCTCGTGCTCGCCACCGTGAAGGCGTGGCCCAAGCGGAAGGGACCCGACCAGGATGCATGATGCGGTACTCTTCGCGGTGCTCGCGCTCGCCTGCTACCGCGTGACGCGCTTCGTCGTGAAGGACACGATCGCGGAACCGGTCTTCGGACGGCTTCGCGAACGGCTCGAAGAACGGTGGATCGCCAAGCACGCAGGCGACGACGAGAACTTGAAGTATCTCTTCGAGCAGACTGTTCACTTCAATTCGAAGCTGGCGTACATGCTCTCGTGCCCGTGGTGCCTTGGATTTTGGGTATCCGGAGCGGGATCGTTGCTAGTATCGGAGGCGTACGGGCTCGATTACCTTATGTTCGCGCTGCTGTGGCTCGCGACGTCGACCATTGTCGGCTTGATCGGGCGCATCGATTCAGACTAGGGGCGACCATGCGTCTTCCGGCGTTCAACAGTGTGACGGCGTCCGCTGCCGTCATTCCGCCACGCCGGATGCATGATCCCGAGTACACGAGCGAGCAAGACCAGCTTTGGGACTATTACCAGCGGCTCGAAGAGTTCTCGGCAGCGGTGAACTGGAAGGCGAACGCGATCAGCCGCGTTCGGCTCATCGCTGCCGAGTTCATGCCGGGAGGCGACGAACCGATTCCGATCACGGAAGGGCCGATCGCTGATCTCGTTGCCGAGTTCGCCGGAGGCATCGGCGGCCAGTCGCAGATTCTCGGCGAGACCGCCATTCACCTGAACGTGCCCGGCGAAGGCTGGCTATGCGGCGTCGAAGACATCTTCGGCGAGCGCACGTGGAAGGTGTATAGCGCTGACGAGTTGCGGATTCGCAACGGAGAGTATCAGATTCGGACGGGCGAAAGCTCACGCGCATGGGAATCACTCCCCGTCGATACGCTCGTCGTGCGCTTTTGGCGTCCGCATCCCCGCTGGGGGTGGCGAGCGACCTCGCGCGCAGCATACGCGCTTGGCGCGATGAAGGAACTTGACCTCATCAATCGCCGCATCATCGCTGAGACCATCTCGCGCATGGCTGCGAACGGCGTGATCCTGTACGACCGTGGGAAGCTGAGCTTCCCCGACCTTCCGACTCCGGTGAGCGCCGAGTCGGTCGACCCCTTCGCGCAACTGCTCGTCGATGTCGGCTCGAAAGGTGTCGCCGACCCGACGAGCGCGCAGGCAACCATTAAGATTCCGATCGGCGCTGATCTCGGCGATTCGGACGTCAAGATTTCCGACCTCATTCACGTGATCGATCTGTCGAACCCGTTCTCTGAGCGGATGCTTGATCAGCGAAACGGGGCTGTGACACGCCTTGCGACAGCGCTCGACATCCCGGCCGAGCAGTTGACGGGGCTCGGCGATATGACGCACTGGGGCGCGGCACAGATCGAAGAGTCGGGCATCAAAGTGCACATCACGCCCGACATGGAAATGATCTGCCACGCCTTCACGGAAGGGTTCCTGTACCCGACGCTGGAAGCTGAGGGACGCGCGCTCACCGGACCTCGGGGCGGTAAAGCGGTTATCTGGTATGACCCAAGTGAAATCGTCATGCGGCCCGACCGGTCGAAAGAGGCCATCGAAGCCTACGACCGAGGCGAGCTGTCCGGCCCTGCGTTCTTGCGTGAGCTTGGTTTCTCGGAAACCGACCAGCCGGACGAAGAGGAACTTGCACGGATCATCGAACTGAAGCGGCAACTCACGGTAACCAATCAGGTACCTACAACGCCGGACGATAACCGAAATGACACAGCCGTCGACACAGCGAATCCCGACCCCACTGAGGCACAGACGGATATCGAAGATATGCCAGTCGACATCACTGAGCGTGCACGTCGCCTGCTGACGGGGGTGGACCGTGGCTGAACTCGAACCGCAGTCCATCGAAGAACTCGAAGCAGCATCCGAAGAATACGAAGCGCTTATTGCGGCCGGACTCGTGCTAGTTGTTGCGGCAGCGGCCGAAGAAATCGAACACAACAACTTGTCGACACTGTCGACGGCCGTCGTCGACATCATCACAACGCTGTGGAATGAGTATGTCGACGCGAAACTGATTCCAGCGCTCACGGTGTCGATGTCGATTGCGAGCGAGGACGCCGCACGTGCCTTGAGCAGTGCACTGGGCGATCTGCCGTTCTTGAACGAACCGCTCGACACGCAGCTCTATCTTGCGCAGGCAAAGAATCGGCTCGTCGGCATCGGCAATGAGTTGTGGTTCAACGCGCGCACAGAGATCGCGGCAGGGCTCGCCGCTGGTGAGGACATTCCGACGATTGCGCAGCGCGTACGCGAGGCGGCCGGAGTCACGGAACCGCGCGCGCGCGTGATCGCACGTACGGAGTCGCATGGCGCGCGCAACACCGTGAACGCCGCGAGCGTACGCCGCGCCGCAAGCGCTTTCGGCAGCGCTGACGCGTTCTCGCGACGTTGGCAGGCGGCCGAGGACGCCCGCACGCGTCCGACGCACGTCGATGCAGACGGGCAGACGGTCGGCCTAAACGAGCCCTTCACGGTCGGTGGCGCGTCGCTCGACTTCCCCGGCGACCCGGCCGGACCACCGGGCGAAGTGATCAACTGTCGGTGCACGACGATCACGATCATCGACGTCGATGCGCTCAACACCGCGTCGACCGGCACCGTAACCCTGAACGCCGCTGCTTACCGGATTGAGGACACTGAAATGCCGTGGTCGATTGTCGAAGGCGACGAGCGTTGCGACGCTGGCGAGTTCGCCGTCGTGAAGGACGCAGATAACGAACTTGCAGGCTGCCACGCGACACGCGACGAAGCTGAGGCGCAGGTGGCGGCGCTCTACGCCTCCGAGGCCGCAGATGACGCAGACGCCGCTATGCCTGCCGCGATGCGAAACACGGTGCCGTGGTCGGGTGTGCTCGTCGTCGAAGGAACGCCGACCGGTGACGGCCGACAGTTCGCAGCGGGTGCACTCACGTGGCCCCAGCTCGGCGACACAGCATCGCTTGAAATTCCACTCGGATGGATGTACGAGCGAGCACATGGCGGGATGGCTACCGACAAGGTCGTGAACGTCGGACGCATCGACACGATCACGCGCGTCGGCAATGAACTACACGGCACCGGCGTGATCAACCTGGATACCGAATGGGGGCGGCGTGCGGCCGAGCAGATGGGCACGCGTGAAGACCCTGGATTCCTCGCAGGTGTTTCGATCGACGCTGATGATCCCGAAGATCCGCAGGGATTGAACGTCGAGTACGTCTTTCCGGACTCGTGTGCACTCGAAGAGGCACCGGACGATGCCGGAACGCTGCTCGATGACAACGATGGGCCCGACATGGCGTGCATGATCCCCGAAATGGTCGTGTACCACTCCGGACGCATCCGCGCTGCGACGCTCGTCGACATCCCGGCGTACGTGGAAGCGCGGCTGTATCTCGATCAGCCCGTGCCGGAGGGAACGCCGGTTGAAGCTGACGCTGTCGACATGCCCGTCACGGCTTCGTCGTTCACGATGGAGATTCCCGACCTGCCTCCGGCTGAGTGGTTCGACGAGCCCCGCGATGAACCGGAAATCGGCGCGATCACGATCACGGATGAAGGACGCATCTTCGGATACCTCGCGCCGAAGAACGTCGCCCACCGTGGCATCCGGGACAAGCGCGTCACGGTGCCGATGGGGAACGTTGACTACGGCATTTGGATGAACCGCGTGACGCTTGCCGACGACGGACGCGGCAGCTACACCCGTGTAGCAACCGGCCCGATCACGATGGACTGCGGTCACGCTACGGCGTCACCGCACGTCGTCGGCGCTGCTCGACGTGAGCACTACGACAATTCGTGTTCGATCGTCGCGACCGTGCGCGTCGGTGAGAACTCACGCGGCGTATGGATTTCCGGCGCGGTGCTGCCGGACGTCACGCCCGACCAGGTACGCCGGATGATGGCCTGCCAGCTTTCGGGCGACTGGGGGCCGCACCGTGAGAAGCCGGGTAAGCGTGAGCTGGCCGGTGCGCTGCTCGTGCCGGTGCCGGGCTTCCCGAAGCGCTCGAATGCCTTCATGAGCATGAAGGCCGGGCAGCTCGAACACGTCACGGTGCCGGTGCGGTTCGGCCGTATCGTCGAGCCACAGACGTTGAGTTTCAACGCCGACGCCGCAGCCGAACGCATCGCGGCATCGATCGGACGCGACCGCGCGTCGCGCGTACACAGCTTCGCTGCGCACCTCGCAGCGGGAAAGGTGAACTGACATGGGATGCAACTGCGGAAGCAAGAAAAAGGGCACGATCAACCACTTCTCGACGGAGGATCAAGCCCGGATCGCGCGTGAGCGCGGTGGCGTGGTCGTGACCACGGCGAAATCACAGCAGGCCGCACCTGCGCCTGCAAATCAGAACTAACCGTCGATTCGAAGGTTTTTCGAAAGGAACGCCTTCGAATCGATGTATGATCCGCGTATCTACCCGAATACATAGAGGGATGAAATGCCTAAGAACAGCGAAGGCGGGTTCAACCTGCCAGAGGGCACCGAAGAGCTGAATGCTCGGCTGGCGGAAATGAACGACGCCGAGCTGTCTGGACTTCTTACGAAGCTGGGCGAAGCCTTCGATGCCAAGTACGGTGACGGCACCGGGCTCACGGATGAAGCGCTGACGGAGCTGGAAACACTCGGCAAGCAGATCAAGGCTGCTCAAGACGTCACGACCGACCGTGAGACGGATCGACTCGCACGTGAAGCACGTGCTGCGGAGCTACGCAACTCGGTTCGGCCTGCGGCCGATGCCTCCGCGCAGGCCGACGAGGCAGACGCCGACGAGGCAGACGCCGAGAACGCCGACGCTGAACAGCCGGAACTCGTCGCCGCTCAGGGAGACACGCCGCTCGTCGCGGCAATGCTCGCCATGACGGAGACCGCGAACACGCTCAAGGCGTTCGCGGCCGACAATCTGAAGCCTGAGTACGACCTGAACCGCCGTCTGCGGCTCGGCGAGATCGCCAAGTACGCGCCCGATGCCGGAGTGCACGAAGAGCGCAGCGAAGCCGTGCTCATCGCTTCCGCCGACGTTCCCGGCTTCACGCAGGGTGGACGCGTCGAGAACATCTATGGACTCGCTGAGGCCATGCACGCACGTGCGCGGATGCTCCCGATTTCGAAGACCGGCAACCCGAACATGTACCCCGTTGCGAGCCTGAAGCGTGAGTTCAACTTCATGCTGAACGAGAACGCCACCCCGAAGCAGATCAATGAAGTGCTGACGGCCGCGAGCGACGTCGACATTCTCACGGCCGCAGGCGGATGGTGCGCGCCGAGCGAAATCTCTTACGATTTTTTCAACATCGTCTGCGAAGACGGCATGATCGACCTTCCCACGGTCGGTCTCAACCGTGGCGGCGTGCAGTACCCGACGTCGCCGAGCTTCGGCGACATCGTCGCGATCCCCGACATCGTGTGGTCGTGGACGGAGCAGGACGACATCGACGCCGTGACGTCGGATTCCGTCTTCAAGCCCTGCGTACGTGTCGAGTGCCCGACCTTCGTCGACCGTCGCGCCGACTGCTTCGGATTCTGCGTTACGGCCGGTAACCTGGTCGACTACGCATACCCCGAACTGATCGCGAACTGGCTACGCCTCGTGTTCGCCATCCGCGCGAAGGCGACGAACGCCGCCATCATCGACATCATGCTGAACGGTGGCGGGTCGGGCGACCCGATCTCAGCATCGATCGCCGTCGATCACACCGGCCTGCTCGGCGCGACGACGTCGGCGTTGCTTCAGTCGATCGAACTGAGCATCACTGACTACCGCGAGAAGTACAGCATGTGTTCTGATGCCGTGCTCGAAGTCGTGCTCCCCCGGTGGGCGAACGCCGTGATCCGCGCCGACCTCGCGAACCGTGACGGCATCGACGTCTTCGGCGTCACCAACGGCATGATTGCCGACTGGTTCAACCTGCGTGGCGCTCGTGTGCAGTTCGTCGGCGACTGGCAGGTACGCGAGCCCGGCGCACCCGGAACCGCAACGCCCGGTGGCGCGACAGCGCTCACGGAGTGGCCCGACACGATGGATTACATGGTGTTCGCTCCCGGCACGTTCGTGCGCGGCAACTCCATGTCGCTCGATCTCGGCGTGACGCGCGACTCCGTGCTGAACGCGACGAACGACCACACGGCGGCGTGGGCTGAGGATTGCTTCGCGATCCTGAAGCCAGGACATGAGTCCCGCGTCGTGACCGTCGCTCTCTGCCCATCGGGTGAGATCGGCGCTCGTACGTTCACCTGCGCAGGCTCGTAAGCAGCCGTGACGACAGCGAACAGCACGAAGGGAGGTGAACGGTAGTGGCACGCGGACGACTCTTGATCAGCAGCGGAACGCTGCCGTTCACCGCACCGCAGTTCGATCTGCTGTCGACGGCGACGCAGCTCGATCTGCCGGATGCCCATTGGCGCATGGGGATCACGTGGGAACCGCTCTGCCCTGAGTCGAGCGGCACCTATGATCCCTGCACAGCCATCGTCGAGAACGCCGGGGAAGTGGAGCAGGCTCCCGAACCACCGGCGAAATCGGCCACGACCGCATGGCAGACGCGTGCCGCGACTGCCTTCACGGCATACTCGCGTATCGACTGCTCGCCAGTCGGGCAGTGGGGCCAACTTTCCGAAGTGAATCAGCAGGCGCTGCTGCGCTCCGAAGCGCGGTTCGTCGAAACGGCGTTTTGGTCCGGCGCTGTCGCCGGGCAGACGGTTGTGTTCCCGCATCTTGCGGCAGACACGGAAGTGACGGACGGTGGCGACCTACTGCAACCGGCCGCAACCGTTGTGACGACGACGGCGCAAGAGATCGCGATCGGCATCGGAATGCTCGAAGATGCGATGCGGGACTGCTACCCCGGTGTCGCAACGATCCACATGCCGATTCGTCTCGCGGCACTGGCTTCCATGCACGACCTCATTGAGGCGCGGGCAGGCCGGATGTTCACGAAGATCGGTTCGAAAGTCGTCGTCGGCGACTATCCGGGAACCGCTCCGGACGGCTCGACGCCGCCCGTAGGCACCACTTGGATGTACGCCACCGGGGAAGTGTTCTACTCCCGGGAGCGGACACCTACGCGGTTCAGCGTCGCCGAGTCGTTCGATCGTGATGTGAACACGGTCAAAGTGATCGCCGAACGTACGTATGTGCTCGGTTGGGACTGCTGCCTATTCGCCATCCCGATTCTGAACGGAGAACTGTAATGCCCGTATGCGAAGCCCCGATCAAGGCGGAAGTAGCGCGGTTCACGCTGCTCGACGCCTGCGGCGCTCCCGTATTCGGTGATGGATCGGCGCAGGTCACGACCGATTCTTTCATCGAAATTCAGAACTCGCCGAACTATGAAGAGGGAACTCGGTTCCTACAGCGGAAGGCGAATGGCGAGCCGTGCGTGAACGAGCAGGACCCGGGGTTCCTGAATTGGGTTGAGCAGACCGTGAATCTCTGCACGCTCGACGTCGACCTGATCGCACTCGTGACCGGTGAGGACCCGATTGCGTCGGCGACCGACTTCGTCGGCGTGCAGTTCGGCGACGGTCTGCTGAACGCTCGATTCTCCAAAGAGGTATGGCAGCCGGTCGCAGGACAAGGCGCGTGCGACGCCGAAGGTAATCAGCGCTGGATTTACTGGGCGTTCCCGCACGAGTACGACGCTCAGATTCAAGAGTTCACCTTCGCGAACGACGTCTTCACATTCTCGTACATGTCGAAGACGCGCCCGGCTAACCCGCTGTGGGACATCGGGAACCCGTGGCTCTCGAACACGCCCGTATCGGCGTGGGGTCCGGGCAAGCACTACGCCTTCGCCATCACGACGACGCCGCCGCCTGCCGCCGCCTGCGGTGCTGTCGAGATCGGCAGCTAATGCGCTAAGCTAATTCCATCTGACCTATGAAGCGCCCGTGATCGCCGGTCACGGGCGCTTCGGCATAGATGAGGCGAAACATGACAGAGCAACTGATTCCGAAGATCATGCACCACATCTGGATCGGACCGCCGATGCCGGATCACCTCAAGGCGAACTGCGCGGCGTGGGCAGAGATGCACCCCGACTGGGATATGAAGCTGTGGACTGAGCGCGAGATCAACGAGATCGGTCTTCAGAATCGAGCGCTGTACGACCGTGCTGAAAGCATCGTGCCCGCCGATGCGGTTGAGCAGTTCCGCGCCGACATCGTGCGGTATGAAGTCCTCGCGCTATTCGGCGGAATGTACGTCGATGTCGACACGATCCCGCTTCGGCCGATCGAACCGGCGCTTGCCGGACACCGCGAGTTCGCGGCACACGAAGATCGCACGTGGATCGGAAACACGTACCTCGGAGCGATCCCGGGACACGAGATCATGCAGACGCTCGTCGCTGGGCTCCCGGCGAACGTGCACCGGCTTCGCGGCAGGCGGCCGAACAAGCTCAGCGGGCCGCAGTACATCACGCCCGTGTGGAACCGGTACGGCGGCCACATCGCGCCACAGCGGCTGTTCTATCCATACAGCTACATCGACGTGAAACGCGGCACGGTTCCTGAGCAGTTTGCGCCCGAGGTATATGCGGTGCACACCTGGTTTCATACCGAAAGTGTTCTTCGTTCACGAAAAGCACGTTCATTAAGTTTATGGCATTCTCTGCACGATCGTGTGCCATTAGGTTTAATGTACGTATTTTTAATCGTGAATTCATGACCGCGCTTGCAATGTGTCTGTCGAGCCTTCACAGCCGCAGGGTGATTGCCGTAGTTCATGTTTTCTTTTGCGGTTACCGCTTCCAAATGCGCAGGTAGCACGCAAAGGGGTGTTTCGCACTTGTGATTGATTTCTAGTCCGCCTGGAATCGGACCGATAAAGTGTTCATAAGACCATCGATGCGCATACGGACGCATCGGAGTTTCATCGGGGCCAGCGTAGAAAACTCCGTACTTGCCGTTATTTCCTCCGATCCAAAGCCAGCATCCGTCACTTTCCCGGATGTACCGCATGAAACGCTGTTCGGGAGGTGTACGCCTTCTTGTGTGTTTTGACATGGCATCACCTTAACATACGCTAGGATGGAATCATGATGACATTCGATGAACTCGCCGAACTCGACGGCCTGATCTCGCGCGACGTCGGCGAGCTGCTGTACAGCTTCGCCGCGCTCGTGCCTGCCGATCAGGCAATCGTCGAACTCGGCTCGTACCGTGGCAAGTCGACGTGCTATCTCGCCACCGGGGCTCACATCGGGCATAGCGCGCCCGTGTACGCGGTAGACGCGTGGTCGGAAGAGGTGTCAGCGTGGCGTGCTTCCGTCCTCTCGACGCTCCCGAGCCCCGTCTTCGAAGACTTCACAGCGCAGCTTGACAAGGCCGGAGTGAGTGACGACGTGCACGTGATCCGGTCACTAACGACTCTCGCGGCCGAGCTGTACGACGGACCGCCGGTCGGCTTGCTCTACATCGACGGCGATCACAACCGCGCAGCCGTGCTCGCCGACTTCCGCGCATGGCGGCGGCACCTCGCGCCTGATGCCGTGATCATCTTCGATGATTTCGGCGTCACGAAGAACCCCGGCGTCTCGCTCGCGGTCGGCGATCTCGAAGCCTCCGGCGAGCTGATCGACATCGACAAGCTCAAGAGCGAACGACTCGCCATCGCTTCCGCAGGCGACGTCATCGGCGAGCGTAAACCGGGAGTCATGAAGTGAAGCAGATCGAATACACACCGGCCGGGTACTGGGAACGACGCTACCGCGAGGGGCGCAGTTCAGGTGCAGGCTCCGAAGGCGACGAGGGTGCGTACAAGGCCGACTACGTCTCGAAGTTCATCGCCGATCACGACGTGAAGACCGTCGTTGATTGGGGATGCGGGGACGGGCAAGTACTCGAACTCGTCGACCTGCACGAAGCGCAGTACATCGGGGTCGATGTATCGCCGCTGATCGTGGCGAAGATGCGTGAGCGGTTCGCTGGTCCGCGCTACCTCTTCCACACTCCCGAAGCCTACGCCACCGGTACCCGGACGCACTTCGACCTCGCGCTGTCGCTCGACGTGCTCTTCCACTTCCCCGACGATGTCGATTACTTCTCGTACCTTGCGAACCTCTTTCAGAGCGCCGACAAGTACGTGATGATCTATGCGACGAATTACGCAGGCGGCCGGACGGCACGGCACGTCTTCCGACGCGAGTTCACGCCGGATATCGCCGAGCGGTTCCCCGACTGGGAACTTACGACCGTCGAGACGCCGATTCGCGAAGGTCTCGCCTCGTTCTTCGTGTATGAGAAGGTGCAGAATGCCGCGACTCTCGGTTAAGATCATGGCGCACTCGAAGCGTGCGCACCTCGTGCCTGAACTCGTCGAACGACTTGGGCTGACGGACGACGATGTGATCTGGGATCGCCGTAACAACCGATGGGACACCGGCCGTCGTGCATGGGAAGCGATCGATCAGACGGCCGACTGGGGGATGGTCGTACAGGACGACGCACTGCCGTGCGCCGACTTCATTGCAGGCATGGAAAAGGCGCTCGAACGCGTCCCGACGAACGTACTCGTATCCCCGTACATTGGCACGCGTCGACCGTCACGAGGCAAGATCGAGCGCGTCGTGCAAGAGGCGGCAGCGGCGAAGGCGGCATTCATCGAAATGCCCTCCCTGAATTGGGGAGTAGCGATCACTGCGCCGACACGCATCATCGACGGGATGCTGCCGTGGTGCGACGTGCAGAACTACCCGAACTATGACCGGCGCATCGGCCGCTATGCAATCGACGTGCTGCGTATGGGCACATGGTGCACCTTCCCGAGCCTCGTCGACCACCGGGACATCCCCTCCCTGGTCGGACACGGGGATGGTCGGGTTGCGCACCACTTCATCGGCGAATCCACGTCCGCACTTTCGGTAGACTGGGATGCGGGAACGGTGCGTATGAGCGCGTCGCGGACGGTCGCCCGGTACACGGGGGGATACACCGGCACACCGGGACCCTACGGGACGCGCGGTTATCACGTTGCTCGCAAGCTTCGCGTGCCGAAGCAAGGACGCGGCGGGGATATCGTGCCGGAGCGGCCGGAGCGGCCGGAGGGGTTGGATTAGCTATGGCGATCGCACAGTACAGCGATATCTTTTGGTACCCGAACGGTACTCTCGCGGTCGGTGTTGCTGTGCGCGTCTTTCCGCTGCATTCCAACATCCTCGCGCCGTTGTTCGCTAACGCCGGTGGCACAATCCCGCTCGCGAATCCTTTGACGACGAGCGCAACCGGCGCGATCTCTTTCTACGCCGAGCAGGGCGAATACTGGCTTCATGCTGATAGCGAGGCATTTCAGATTGCGGTCGGCCTCACTCCGGTGACTCCCGAAGCCTTCACGGCGCTGCAAAGTGATGTGACCGTGTTGGAATCGGACATGACGACCGCACAGAGTGACATCGACAGTTTGCAGTCGGATGTGCTCATTGCGCAATCAGACATCACAGCATTGGAGTTGGCGGCGCTCGAACTGCGGCAGGTAACGCTGTCAAGCGGTATCGCAGCCGGAGGGGCGATCAGCGTCAATGCCGGAAGCCCATCAGCGATCGACATTGCGCCGTTCATCGGCTACATCACGGACTTCACGGCCGATCCGTTCAATCCGTCGATCACGCGAATCGACTTCCCCGGCGTCATCGGAATCGAGATGGATGCCGGGAGCCTCGCGCGTACGGTCACGTCATGGCTCATGGACGAGAACCAAGTCATCACACAAGTACCGTCGCCGACGACGAACGAGCAGCGCCGGACGCATGTCCGCATCGGACTCACGGCGCAGTTCGGCGGCGTGATCACGATCGATCAGTCGTTGCCGATCATCATGCAGCAACCGGCTAATCAGCTTTCTGACCTGATGGTGTCGCTTGGTCCATTCAACGTCAGCGGGAACGTGATCACGCCCAACGGCGCGAACCTCATGCTGAATCATTCAGCGGGGAAGGTGTTCTCTCAGGCGTTCAATCACTACGTGGGACCCGTCCAGACGAATGACCCGCACGTCACGGTCACGCAAGCGCAGACTCCGGCGCAGTTTCGATATGTCACGAGCACGAGTGCCACGTTCGGCGCGGTACGGAACACGCTCGACGTCGCCAACTACGCGCCCGGCGGCGTCATCACCCCGATCGGTGGCGGCGCAGGAACGTCTACTATTCACCGGGTTTACCTGTTCCCTGCGAACAACGCTGCTGATCAACTCGTCATGCAGTACGGAGGCAACACGTATTCGAGCCTAGCGAACGCGACCGCTGCGATTGGTGCAGGCACGTTCACGCCGAACCCGATGCTTTCAGACGCGGCACTCGTCGGCTATATCGCTGCGACTCGCGTTGCTTCGAACCTATCCGATCCCGTTCAAGCCACGTTCGTCAACGCAGGTAAATTCGCGACACCGTAGGGAGTTGTTGTGCCAGTTATCAATCCAATCAACGGCGGAACGCCGTCCGGTGACGCGCTCAGCACCGGACCGTGCGCGCCGTGGCCGACGCTCTGCGCGAACTACCCGCCCGAAGCCACGTCCGAGCAGATCGAAGAGGCCGAGTGGATCGCCACCGAAATTCTGTGGGAAGGAACGAAAAAGCAGTTCGGTCTCTGCTCCATGACGTTGCGTCCGTGTCGGAAAGACTGCTTCCCGGCATGGCCGTGGATTCCGTCTACCGGATGGTACGACGTTAGCGGGATGTCATGGCCCTACCCGACTCCGGCGCTCGTCGGTGGGAAGTGGTTCAACATCGTATGCGACTCGTGCTCGTCGGGCTGCTCGTGCTCATCGATTTCTGAGGTCGCGCTTCCGTATCCAGTCGCGAACGTGACGCAAGTGAAGGTCGATGGCATCGTGTTGCCGACGACGGCGTATCGAGTCGACGAATGGCGTCTCCTCGTACGGCTCGACGGGCAGGACTGGCCGCGCTGCAACGATCTCAACCTAGATGACACCGAAGACGGCACGTGGTCGGTCACGGCGCAGTACGGCACGACCGTGCCACGGCTCGGCAAGCTTGCGGCCGGGCAGCTCGCAACGGAGATTGTGAAGCGCTGCGTCGGCGCGGGCGACTGCCTGCTGCCGGAGAGCATGGTTCAGCAGATCACCCGGCAAGGCGTGACGAAGGTGTTCTTCGATGCGAAGTCGTTCTCTGCCGGACGTACCGGTCTCTACTGGGCCGATCTCTTTCTGAACCGGAAGAACCCGTCTAACACGGGGATTGCGACGATCTTCGACATCGACGGCGAGCACGCTCGACGCGTGGGGACGTCCAATGGGTGAGAGCAACGCGAACCCCTTCGCCGGATTTGATATCGGCGTGCGTATTAAAGACTGCGTGCTCGAACGGCTCGCCACAACCACAGACGGTACTCCTGATCGTGCGTGCGTCGTGGCAGGCGAAATCGCTTGGGACGACTGTGAGTGCGGACAGCTCACTGTCGCCATGACGAGCGACTATGAAGCGTCGGGAACGACGCTCGCGCGTGCAACCACGGAGACGCCGGGGCGGCGCGAGTGCGGGCCGCCCCTCTTCGTCTTCACCTACGTCGTGACGATCCTGCGGTGTGCGCCTACGGGCACGAACACTGCACCACCGACATGCAACGAACTCGAAACGGCAGCACGCGGCGCGAGCGAGGATGCGTGGGCAGTGCGTGCCGGAGTGATCTGCTGCTTGTCGTCGGCGATCCACGATCGGCTGCCGAACGGCACGAAGCTATACGTCGACTTCACGACCGGCACACAGACGTTCGTCGGCCCGCAAGGTGCGTGTATGGGCTCGGCGCTGCCGGTCACGGTCACGATTCAGAACGGCTGCTATCCATGCGAGGTTAGCTAGGGGGCGACATGGCGACGGTCCGCGTTACGCAGCGCACGAACAAGGCATATCCGCTGCATTTGTCGCGTCCCGGTGGTCCGCTCGAACGACACCTTGAGTTGCGCGCGCTCGCCGTGCAAGCGGCGTCGAAGCAGCGTATTCGTGAGTCTCCGCAACGTATCGACACCGGCAACCTGATCAACTCGATTCAGATTCGCATCTATTACCGGAACGGCATCCCCATTGCGCGCATCGGGACTGACGTCGAGTACTCGATCTATGTACATGAGGGAACGGTGTTCATGGAAGCGAATCCGTTCCTCCGTGATGGGCTGATTCGCGGGATGCAGCAATTCGCTTAATCGGTGCTACTCTCTGCGTATGGATTTCACAACGCGGAAGAACAAGCTCGATTTCACGGTCGACGGCGTGCAGTTCACCACGAAGAACGCGATCGCATCGGGCATCATCTTCAAACTGCAAGGCACCTTCGGGAAGCTCGGCGAGCAGGGGGCGGCGGCCGACAAGGGCGAAGCATTCGACGAACTGAAGAAAGTGTACGAAAAGATCCTGACGAAAGCGGCATGGAAGAAATTCGAACCGCTCATCGAAGGCGATTGCGACGACAAGTCGACGCCGATCGACCCTATGACACTCATCGACATCACACAGTGGCTCATCGGGGAAGGACTGGGAAAAGACAGTACGCCGCCGCAGGATTCCTAGCAGCATGGGCCACACATGATGAGGTGTGGCCGCTCTTCGACGGCTGGTGTGCCTCGCAGAACGTCGACCCGCTCGATCTGCCGTGGGATCGGTGTCTCAACCTCATCTACTTCTTTGCTACGCGAAACGCCTCAAAAGAGAAAAAGCAGGAATTCGACGCCGCGATGACTGAACAGACCACGGCTGAAACACTGCGGAAGATGGCGCTGACCAGGAAAAACGCCCTGAGAGCAACGCAGACGGCCGATAATGCACCGGTGGTACCCGAAGGTACACCGGATTCGCGTATGGCTCGACGTCCGGGGCTACCGCCGCGCCCGGCAGGGTGGGGAGACGACGAGATGGCGACTCGACAATCACTCGTCGTCGCGCAGGCACTCAAAGTAGGGTGATGACTACTCCCATAAGTGCGGTAGCGTAAAGGGGCCGCTACTGGGGGAATCATGTCTGACGCACTCGGCACTGCATATGTGGAAGTCGAACCCGACTTTTCGCAGTTCAATCGACTGATCGATGCGCGGATTCGAAGCGCGATGCGAACGCTCGAATCCCGCATCAGTCGTACCCTGCGCGGCGTAGAGCGTGAATTCGCTTCGTTCGGTTCGGAGGCGGCGAGCGAAACGGAATCGGCATTCCGAGAAATGGCGCGCGATGCCGACGACGCCGCCGACGACATGATCGATTCTATTCAGCGCGTCAGCGGTCGCCGTGTCAAGCTCGATCTCGATATCGATCGTGAAGGCACCTTCTCGCGGTTCCTTTCGTCGATCACCGGTGTGCGTCTTCCGATTGCAGGATTCACCGCACTAGGTACGGCTGCGGCTGCGGCGGCCGGTGCTGTGATCCAACTCGGCGCAGCACTCGCACCTGCGGTTGGCATTGTTGCGGCGCTCCCATCTGCGGTCGGCGTCGGCGCAGCCGCCATCGGCACACTGCAAGTTGCCACGGCCGGGTTCAGTGACGCGATGGCTGCCGCGTTCGAAGACACGGAAGCCTTCGACGCCGCAATCGAGAACCTATCTCCGAACGCGCAGGCAGCAGCACAAGCCTTCCGAGAGATCGTGCCTGAGCTGCAAGCACTGCAAGACTCGGCGCAGGATGCCTTTTTCGTCAATCTCGACGAGGCGATCACCTCTGTTGCAGCATCGCTCACTGGTCCGCTGTCCACCGGCATGACCACGGCGGCCGGATACGCCGGAGATCTCGTCACGGCGCTACTGAACGTCGCTGGTTCTCAGTCCGGCATCGACTTCGTGACGTCGAGCTTCGAGTCTCTGAACGGCGTGCTGTCACAGCTTGCGGCTCCGGCGGCTGCGCTCTTTACATCCCTGCTCGATCTCGGAACGGCAATCAATACCGCCTTCGGCGGCGACGCGGCTGTATCCGGTCTCGCGGCGATCGTGCAGCAGCTAGCAGACTTCATTGCGCAAGCAACGGCATCTGGACAAGCCGTGGCATGGGTGCAGAATGCCATCACGGTCTTTCAGCAGCTCGGCGCGATCATCTCGCCCATCGTCGACATTCTGCTATCGATCGGCTCGGCGGCGCAGACCACCGGTGGCAACATCCTCAGCGTCTTCGGGCAGGGCATTCAGGTGTTCGCCGATTTCCTCGCATCGGCGCAGGGTCAAGACGTCTTGATCACGCTCTTCGAAGCGCTCAATCAGGTGGGGCAGAGCTTCGGCACCGTACTTACAAACATCGCTCCGGCGCTGCCTCCGATCATCGAAGGCATTGCGGGAATTCTTAGCGTAGTCAGTCCGCTACTCGGCCCGCTGTCGCAGCTCGTCGGCTCCGTGCTGACAGCGCTCGCGCCGATCCTTGGCGCTGTCGCTGCTGCGATTCAGCCGCTCATCGGACCCTTGACCGAAGTGCTCAATTTGCTCGGTCCGATCCTTGTTGAGGCAATTACAGCATTGATGCCGATTATTACATTGCTTGCCGACCTGCTCGGGGGCGCACTTGGTGTCGCAATTGAGCTAGTTGCATCCGTTTTGAAGGCACTTGCCCCGATTTTGACGACCGTGCTCGAAGCACTGACACCAGTCTTCGATGCCCTGCAACCGCTCTTCGAAGTACTTGGGCTGATCGCCGATCTCGTCGGCACCGTGCTCGGCCCGATCATCGAAGCACTCGGAACGATCTTGCTGTGGCTCGTCGAGAACATCATTCTCCCGGTCGTTATCCCGATTCTCGAAGATCTCGCCGACTTCTTGACCGTCATTCTTGGGACCGCGATTCAGCAGCTACAGCAGAACTTCCAGCTGCTCGGGGACGGTATTCAGATCATTTGGGAGTTCATTCGTGACCTGATCATCTCACGTGCTGAGGAGATTGCGCAAAGCTGGCAGCTCATGATCGCGCTCTTTAAGGCCGGGTGGACGACACTCAATACCGTTGTGTTCACGCCGCTCAAAAACGGCATTAACACCGTAAAGACGGTAGTTTCTAATGCTTTGTCTGGAATTAAGGACGGATTTAACAATTTCGTCGGATATGTGAAGGGCATCCCCGGACGCATCAGCGGCGCGCTGAGTAGTCTATTCGCGCCGCTGGCTTCGGGATTCAAGTCGGCGATAAATTCGGTCATTCGGGGATGGAATAACCTCTCCTTCTCGATTCCGTCTGTCGACATCCCCGGACTCGGGTCGGTCGGCGGCGGCACGATCAACACCCCGAACCTGCCCTATCTCGAAACGGGCGGTTTCACGCAGGCACAGGGACTCGCCATGCTGCACCCTGACGAAATGGTGTTGCCGCTGACGAACTCGAACGGCATCAATGCACTTGCAGCGGCACTACGTACGGCCGGAGTCGGGAGCGGGGGCGAGCAGCCGATTCAAGTCGTGGTACAGATCGGCAATGAAACCATCACGAGTATGGTAGATACACGCGTGAATCAAAATAACCGGACGCTGACACGCCGCGCCCGCGCTGCTACGGGAAGGAACACCTGATATGGCAACGTTGACGGCGACATATCTCGACGATCTTGGGCGCGTGCGGCTCGAACTTGTCGACGGCGAGCCGGGTGTCCGTTATCGGGTACAGCGCTCTACAGCCACCGACCCGACATGGATGGACGTGCGCGGCGGGCAGTTCCTCTCGACAACGTTCACAACCATCGTTGATGACTACGAGTACACGCCGAACATCGTCAACACCTATCGACTGATCGAGCCGGTCTTTTACGACGCCTTCGACCGGGCGTACCCTTCGGCCGGAACGCTCTCACTCACCGGCAGCTCGACGAGTTACGCGTCAACGCCTGACACGGCATCGCTCGACTTGACCGGTGATCTTGACATGCGTGTGGACGCCACCATGACATGGGGAGGCACTCAGCAGGCGCTCATGGGTAAGTACGTCACGACCGGTAATCAACGTTCGTACCGTCTCACCGTGGAAAGTACGGGAAAGCTCCGTTTTACGCGTTCTCCAGACGGCACTGCAACCACGGGAATCAACTCCACGGTGGCCGTGCCGGTGACGAGTGGTCGTCTGGCCGTGCGTGTGACACTCGACGCCGACAACGGCGCGGGTGGACACACCGTCACGTTCTACACGGCTGCGAACGGCGTATCGGGGCCATGGGTGCAGCTCGGCACGCCGGTGGTGACTGCCGGGACGATCACGAACTTCTCGGGTACCGCGCCGGTCGAAGTCGGCTCGTCGAACAACGGTGCTCTGCTCCCCATGACGGGACAAGTACACGCGGCGCAGATACGTTCAAGCATCGCGGGAACCATCGTCGCCAACCCTGATTTCGCTGCGCAGGCACCGGGAACGACGAACTTCGTCGACTCCGCTGGCCGCACGTGGACAGTGCAGCCGGGAGCGTCGATCATCTCGATTGCCCCGGTTCCCGGCACCACGTGGGGGACGGCGAACACCGGGCAGACCTGGAATCTCGGCGGCTCGTCGAGCGGGTTCAGCGTGTACGTGAACAACGGTGTTGGCGTTATGACGAGTTCGGCTCCGGCCGGGCAAGTCGTCGAGCTGTATACCGATCAGATTCCCGGTGCTGAGGATGCCGAAATCACGTGGTCGGCAATCTATCCGAACCCGGCGAACCTGCTTGATCAGCCGGTTGAGTGGGGAATCGGACTGCGCACCGCAGATTCAAACAATACCTACGAGTCGAATCTTCGGTTCCGCACCGACGCTGATGACTATATTGTTGAGCTGCGGATCGGAAAGTTCGTCGCCAACGTATACACGCAGCTCGGTACCACCGGTACTATTGGCACCTGGATTCCGGGCATTCCGTGGCATGTGCGCTTCCGTGTGCAGGGATCGACGTTGTCGGCGCGTGCATGGCAAGACGGTACCACCGAGCCAGCTAACTGGAATCTCGTCGTGGTTGACACGTCGCTCGTCGCGGGAACCGCTGTGTACGCACGTGGCTACAAGGGCAGCGGCACCGCCTATGAGCAGTGGTTCGGACCGATCGAGTCGCACTCCATTCCTGAGAGCATTGCCGACACGGTCACGATCACGCCGATGCAAGACGGCGTGTTCCTGAAGTCGCTGACATATCCCATGCTGAACCGAGAACTCGACTGCGTCGACTGGCAGGAACTCAGCCGGTCGTCGCGCACGGCATTCTTCGATATCAAGGGACGTCACGAAATTCTCGGCATCGCCGATGTCGGTTCGTCGGCGTCGTTCTCACTCACCTTTATCTCGCGCTCGAAGGCCGAGAATCGCGCCATCGTCGCACTGCTGACGTACGGCGGCGTCATGCTCTTGCAGCCCCCGGGGGACGACGAGAACGAAGAATGCCCGACACTGTTCTCCGGCATCCCCGAGGGTTATGTCATGGTCGGCGACTCCGTACAGTCACGTACCGTATACGGTAAGCCGATCTGGCAATGGACGGTCGAATTCACTCGTGTTGCAGCTGCGGATGCGTCGAGCATTGTCCCGACCGTGATCACGTGGACGCAGCTATGGGACTTGATCGGGCCCGAAGGTACTTGGGAAGACGTCTGGGCTACGTGGTCGACATGGCAAGAACTGTGGCTCACGCCGGGTAATCCGCTCGCTTTCGGAGGGACAATCGTAGGATGACCGATCGTATTAACCGCGATCTCGCGGCGCTCTTGACGCCTGCGCCTTCCCGGGGTGTGCAATTCTCACAAGGGAAAATTCTTGCTTGGGATCGTGAAGAACTGCGGAACTCGATCGAGTGGCGCGGCATTACGCTCACAGACATCCCCCTCGTCGAAGGGCTGAACAACCTGACATTGAAGGTCGGCGACATTGTCGGTCTCATGGGGTGGGCACCCGAGAACGCGAAGGGAGTCGGCACGTGGTGGATCATCGGCAAGCTGTCGAACCCCGGTGAGTTCATTGCCGACCTCACGTTCTATCTGGGGCAAGTACGCTTCCGGACGCCGAACGATGCGTACGACCAGGTGTACTTTGGCGCGGACACTGACGGTAATCCGCTGTCAATCTTGTACTACGGCGATTCGAGTTCGTCGAAAGCGCTCGTGATCTATGGGCGTAACGTCCTGAGCATCCGTGACGTCAGCGGGTATGAAGTATTTGCCACGGATGGCGTGTCGGGAACTGGCCTGGCGCGGCCGTACCTGAACATCCCGCTTTATCCCTCGTCGGGGACGTCGGTAGGCACCGGTGGTCCGTTCTGGCCGCAGTTCACCAACGTGAACTATCAAGAGGTCATGCACGGCATTACGACGCTGTGGCATCCGCGCATCCGCGTCGGAGTCGCGACGAGCGTCACGAGCGGCACCGTCGATTGGCAGTTGCGTATCGACGGCGTCACGATTGGCTCAGGCTCAGGTACGGGTAACGGAACGTTCAACGTCACCGGTTGGGGATCGACGATCACTCCGGGAAATCAAGTCAGCGTGCAGCTGTGGTGCCGCAACACCGCTGGCAGCGCTTCGCGCGTGATCCCTGACTATTGCTACGGACTCCAGTCGTAATGGCTACCGCTGCTGATTTCGCATCGATCGTTTCAGGCTCGCACACCGCGAAGTTCCGCGCCGTGGCCGTGAACGGATATCAAGATGGCGAGACGCCGACCGGCACCGAACTCAAGATCATTAACGGGGACGTCGAACTTGATGCAACCGCCGATATCCGAGGCACCGCTTCGCTCACACTGGCCGAGCCATGGCCTGAGGTACGAAACCGTTCGCTCGCGCCATTCGGTGCGGAGGTGTTCATTGCTCGCGGCGTCGACCTCGGCGGCGCGGGCGTTC